TCCGCGACTACGGCACCGGCGCCTGGGAGGGCGGCGACCCTGCCTGCGAGCACCGAGGTGTGGCGGGCCGGGGCGGCGACCTAGAGGACCAGCGGAAGGCGGGAGCGCTGGGCCATGTCCCCGGGGCGCCCAACCGGGGCGGGGATCCCGCTCGCTGCCGCTGCGGGGCGGTGCGGGTGGACTCCCAGCTCGGTCTGGAGCCGACCCCGGAGCTCTACGTGGAGCACATGGTGGCCGTCTTCCGCGAGGTGCGCCGCGTGATGCGCCCCTGGGCGACCCTCTGGCTCAACATGGGCGACTGCTACGCGAGTTCCGTGAACGGCCAGGCGGTCACCGAGAAGCGGCGCCCAGGGGATGGCGCGGGAACGGGGGCCCGGGCTTGCGCTGATGATCGTGCCTTCCGTGACAAGCCCCGCTCAACCGTGGTCGGCGGGCTCAAGACGAAAGATCTGGTCGGGATGCCCTGGCGGTTGGCCTTCGCGCTGCAGGCGGATGGCTGGTACCTCCGCTCCGACATCATCTACTCGAAGCCCAACCCGATGCCGGAGAGCGTGACCGACCGGCCGACGAAGAGCCACGAGTACCTCTTCCTGCTCAGCCGCTCCACCCGCTACTACTACGACGCCGAGGCGATCCGCGAGGTCGCAGACGGAGACACCCACGACCGGGGTGGCCGCGATGCGCCGGCGGGCTGGGAGCACGCTAGCTTCGCACCGGGAGCGGTTCGCGGAGAGAGGACGGCCCTGACCAACCGCTCCCGCAAGGTTCCCGATGGATGGGACACCACCCCGGGCCCGCACGGCACGATCCACCGAGGCGGGCGCCAGGCGGCCCTGGCGCGCGGTGACGACCGGTACCGGGGGGCGGAGTTCCCGAAGGATGTGGACGGGCGCACGGCGCGCCTGAACGGCGCCGGCGCGGATCCCCTGTCCCGCAACAAGCGGTCGGTGTGGGAGATCGCCACGCAGCCGTACCCGGGCCTCCACTACGCCACCTTCCCGGATGGCCTGGTCATCCCGTGCATCCGGGCCGGGACCAGTGAGCGCGGCTGCTGCCCCGACTGCGGGCGACCCTGGCGGCGGGTGCTGGAGCGCGAGACGGTGCGGGAGCACGGCGGGACACGCGAGATGTCCAAGACACCGCTGCCGGTGATTCGGGCGGGCTGGCGGCAGGGCGGGCCAGTGACCACGACGACTGGATGGGTGCCGACGTGCACGGCCGTGCACCACGGTGCACCGGTTCCCTGCACGGTGCTGGATCCCTTCGCGGGCAGCGGCACCACCCTGGCGGTGGCCAAGCGCCTGGGCCGCTGGGCGGTGGGGATCGAACTCTCCGCCAAGTACATCCGCGACGACCTGGCCCGGCGGGTGGGCGAGGTGGGGGTGTCGGCCTCTGGGGAGTTCGTCAACCCGTCGGGCCGCCCGGCCCAGGAGCTGCTGTGGGATCAGCTTCCGGGGAGCGTCTGAGGGCGTCATAGAGGGTGGTGCGGGCGGCCCCGATCATCTTGGCCACCTCGGCCACCGACTGGCCCCGGCCGATGAGTTCGCGGGCCACCTGGAGCCGCCGCTCCGAGATCACCCGGTGGCGGCCGGGCCGGCGGCCGCGGCGGCGCGCCGCCTCCAGTCCCGCCCTCGTGCGCTCCTGGATCAGCTCCCGCTCGAACTGGGCGAGGACGGCCAGGAAGCCCAGCACCATCCGGCCCGCCGGGGTGGCGGTGTCGAAGGCCTCGGTGAGCGAGCGCAGCTGCACCCCCCGGGCGTTGAGCTCGGGGATGAGGGTGACGAGGTGGCGCAGGGAGCGACCCAGGCGGTCGAGCTTCCAGACCACCAGGGTGTCGCCCGTCCGGAGCGCCTCGAGGCACAGCGCGAGCTGGGGACGATCGACCATCGCCCCCGAGGCGCGCTCCACGAAGAGCACCTCGCAGCCGGCGTCGCGGAGCGCGTCCACCTGGAGGCGCGGCTCCTGGTCCGCCGTGGAGACGCGGGCGTAGCCGATAAGGGTCACCCGGGCGCCGCTGCCTCCAGGCCCTGGCGCAGCCAGCGGGCGGTCTCCTCAGCGCTGGCGGCCAGGCGCTCCAGGCGCTCCCGGCCCTTCTCCATGCGGCCATCGGCGGCCACCACGGTGCGCACGGCGCTGGCGATGGCCCGCAGCGCCTCTAGCTCCTGGTAGTGGGAGGTCTGGATGCCCAGGGCCGCGAACACCTCGGTGCGGGCGGCGGCCTCCTCCTCGCGGCGGCGCCTCTCCTCCTCCGCCACCCGGCGCAGGCTCTCCACCTCGTGCTCCGCCCGGGCCCGGCCCTGGGCGAGGCCCTCCTCACGGGCGGCGCGGGCCTCGGCGGGATCGACCTCGGGGACGGCGCCGGCGGCGCGGAGCAGGCAGACGAGCCAGGAGCGGCTGACCGGCCGGGGCTCCTTGCCCGGGGCCAGCCGGGGGGCCTGCACCATGGTGACCAGGCGCCCCCGGCGCACGGCCAGCAGCCCCCACTGGGGCGGCAACTCCCCGGGGGCGACGATGGCCTCGTCGGCGGCAACGAGCGAGAACCGGTCGAGCCGCTGGACGAAGGCCTCGGCCTTGGCCGGCTCGTGGAGCTCGCGGATCCAGTCGGCGCGGCTGACCTTGACCTCATAGCCGTGGAGCTCCATGCCCCTGGACGGCCAGAGGCTGAGGGTGACGATGTCCAGGGTGCGGGAGCCGGAGAAACCGGCCGCATCGCGCACCTGGGTGAGGAAGGCGTACTCGCCAGAGCCGCCGTTGCCGGGCCGGGTGTGGCGCTGGCGGAGCATCCGGATCAACTCCGCCTCGGTGTAGCGGTGAGGCGGGCTGGCGGCGGGACTCACCGACTCGTCACGCGACCAGTTGGCCATGCGCCTCAAGCCACGCAAGGTCTCCCGTCTCGTCCCGCCACCCCCACTTCCAGCGCCTCGGCCCGACACCCTTCCAGACGCATCCTTGCTCGCACCACCAGAGACCATCGTGGGCGACCATCCTCAGGCCGAGGTGATTCGGGCAGATCCGCCGAAGGATCGGGGTGAAATCCCATGCCATCGTCTTGAGGGGCTCAGGCGTCGTGGCGAAGAGCCGGGCTTGAGGATCACCCTCCCAACCTGGCCGAAGCCAGGGCTCAGGGATGAGTTCGCGGATCCTGAAGGCAGGCCACCACGAGAAGAGACGGAGCACCCGATCCGCGCACTGGCGGCGGACGTCGGCCCGACAGCGGGCCTCCCAGTGTCCCAGAGCCTGGTCGGCGGCCTCAACCGGATCGACCTCAGCCACACGGTGGTCGCAGTGGGGGCAGTACCAGAGCCAGAGGTGCCGGATCTCTGCGCCCGCGACGATGCTGCTCACGGTGAGCCGCTGAGGCGAACAGCCATCCAGGGCGCGTGGCTGGGCGGGAAGCGGTCGCCCCGGGTGAGGGTGGCCTCGCGGCCGCCGCTCTGGTAGATGCCGCTGCGGCGGACGATCTGACCGGAGCGGAACTGGGGCGGGGGGGTTGGAGGCGGCGGAATCCTGGGTAGAGCGATACGGCGCCACTCAACAGGCGGGGAAGCCTCGGCGCCACCCGTCCGACTCGGAGGAGCCGGTCTCGGCCCGGCCGGCGTGCCGCTGGGTTCAGGGGGCCGAAGCCGCCGGGGCAGGGGGGTCACGGGGGGAGGATCCCCTCGGGGTGATCCCTGGCCTCGGGGACCACCCGGTACCACTCCTCCCAGGTGGCGGCCATGGTGGCGGAGAACTCAGCCCACGCGCCCGCGACGCCCTGATCCCGCCGGGCTGCGGCGGCCGCCACCAGGAGTTCGTCGTCACCGCGCCCCATCTCCTCGCCGTACCTGAACCACGCCCCGTTGACGAGCCGCTCCCGCCGACTGACCGCTGCCTCGAGGTTGGACTGGAAGGCGGCTATGGCCCGTCTGATCTCGGCCACCCGGGCGGGATCAGGGGTGGGTAGGGGCTCTGTGCCTCGCTCCGCCGCCGCCTGGATCCCGTCCACGGGCGAAAGTGTACGGCAACCCGTCCGGGAGTGCGCTATGATTCCCGACCAGGAAATCCGGCGCTTTGGGAGAGATCGGGATGGATGACCCCGAGGGGGGGCGGCAGCCAAGCGTTTCCCGACGCGGTGTGACGCCCTGCCGGGTGGCCGCCGCCGCTCCCGAGGTGGAGGTGATCGCCCGAGGCGCGCAGGTCCTCGCCGACGAGATCGGGATCGGCCAGCTTGACCTCTGGACGCTCAGCTTCACGGATCCCAGGCGTCCCCGAGGCAAGCGCTGGTTGGGCACGATCATGGTGGAGGCCCTCGGCTTGGTCGATGCGCTCACCCGGATCAGCGCCCTCGGCCTCAACCCCGGCGGTGAGGTTGCTGGGCTGGGCGTGCCACTGGAGAGGCCCCTCCCCCACGCCTACCGCGAGCGCTGGTGCGGGCGTCTCATGACGGATCGCCGAGAGGTGGAGGACATGCCCATGCCCTGGTCGGAGATGTGCTGGAGATGCTCCACCGACGCAGGCAGGCGGTGAGCGTCACCATCGCCATGCTCCTGATCTTCCTTGCGGTGGCCAGCCTCATCGACCTCTGGGGTGCCACTGCATGGCTCTGGCTCGCCTACCTCGCCGCCCTGGTGGGCTGGGGCGTGGTGGACATCCGCTTTGAGCGCCAGATCAGGCGGGTGCGTCGGCGGACCAGGGAGATCACCCGCGAGTCATCGGGCCGCTGACGGCCCGCAGATCCTCAAGCCCTCAAGGAGGGAACCATGTTCACCTGGATCGACTACCGCCTCGCCATCACCGTCGATCGCCTGGTCGCCGGGGTGCCCGCCAAGGAGAAGATGCTGGATATCTGGCTGGAGACCAGGGCCGCCCGGATGAAGGCGCCCGCCGAGATGCCGGCGGAGCTTGCCTCGGTGCCGCTCACGCCCTCAGCGGCGCGGGAGGAGCACAGCGCCACCGCCGCCCAACTCGACGTGGCCGAGGTTCACGGGGTCGTCTTCTACCGCCTCCCCGATGGCACCCCTTGTTATGAGGGGCGGTGCCTCAAGGGGGCGCTCAAAGAGGCGGCCAACATCCTGAAGGACGCCGTCCGGGTCAAGGCGTTCCGGTCCAAGGTGGCGGAGCGCGTCTTCGTGCTGGAGAAGGTGGTGCCGATCACGGTGCCGATCCAGGTGGACGATAGGCCGCTCACCGTGATGACCATGCAGGGTCCCCGGACCTCGATCAAGCGCTTCGAGTACGCCGACAGCGTGCCGCTCAGCTTCACCATCCGGGTCCTGGACGATGGCGTCAACAAGGTGGGGACCGAGGAGCAGCTCCGCGAGATGCTGGAGTACATGCGCTTCAACGGGATCGGCAGCGACCGCAGCCAGGGCTCGGGCACCTTCACCATCGACAGCTTCGGGCCGGTCTGACTATCCGTACCCGACCACTCCGACACTCCCTTCCGTGTCCGCCCAACCCGGACCCTGCCGACCAACCCGTCCGACCCGCACCGACAAGCCAGTCCATACCGACAATCCGCCCCAGCCCATACCGACAACCCGTCCCTCGCCCAGCCGTCCCGACGACCCCACCCTCCCCTTGCCGATCCGCCGTGTCAGATCGCACCCTCCCGCACCGAGCATCCCGACGAGCCTACCCCGGCCCCGCCGACGATCCAATCCCTGCCTGCGGACGATCCGGTGCTCGCCTGTCCCTTCCGCTCCGACTATCCAGTCCCCACCCCACCCCACCGAACCCCGAGCCGTCCCGACAACCCGTCCCCGCCCCAGCCCAGCCGACATACCAGACCTACCCATTCCGACGATCCGTCCCCGCTCCATCCTCTCCGACGATCCAATCCATACCACTCCGCGCCACCGTGACCGTCCCTTCCTGTCCTCCCCGACAACCCAGTCCATACCGACAGCGACGATCCTGACCTCGCCGACAAGCCATGCCACCCCGGACCGACGAACCGGACCGAACCACGCCACTCCGTGATCTCCCCGCCGCCCAGAATGGGCTGGTAGCGTGCGGGGCATGGATCGCATGGAATGGGGCGCCCTCATCGCGACGGGGCTCCTGGCGGCCGTCCTGGTGCCCGCAGCGGCCATCAGCGGAGGTGGGGGAGGATCGGTCCCGCCGCCCGCGCCCCCCACGCCCCCCATCGGCCCCACGGGCACGGAGACCTACTCCTGCAACGAGATCTGCTGCGGCCCGGGCGGGGCGGGGATCGGCCCCGCCGGCTGTGCGTTCAGCGTGAACGCCGATGGGGTGTGCACCTGCGGCTGAAGAGGGGGGGTCAGCCGCTGAGCAGATCCCCGAGGCGCATCGCCTGGCCCATGTCCCCCGAGATCCTGATCCGGCCGCTGAAGTACCCCTTGACGGCGTCCAGGCGTCCCTCGAGGAGATCCTCGGCATCGGTGACGCTCAGCCGGATGGTGCAGTCGACGGGGAGCGGCCCCTGCCTCTCGCTGGCCATGGCCAGGCCGTTGCCGACGGCCACATAGAGATCCCCGCCGCCCTCGCCGGAGAGACGGAAGCGCAGTGAGGCGAGGCGCTGCGCCTGGGCTCGGGGGGCGCGGGCCAGGCGGGCGTCCAAGCGGGTCACGATCTCGTCCAGGGTGAGCGGGCTCACCCGGCGCTCGCCTCGAGGACGCGCCCGTCGTCGCCCAGCCGGGCGGCGAAGGCGGCCAGGGCGCGGCGGTGCCGCGGGCAGAGGTCGGGGGCCTTGAACGCGGAGTCCTCGGGGTCGGGCTTCTCCTGCAGGCCGAGCTCCAGGAGCTGGCGCAGGGAGACGGGGTCGGGGGCCTGGCACGCCTCGCACCGGGGCTTCATCGACCGTATCGTACCCGGCTGCGTGCAGGGACGGCCACCCTCAGCCGGGCGGATCCGGCAGCTGGGCCACCGAAACCATGATCTGGTGGCGCTCAGCCGGCATGCTGGTCGGCTCGGCGGGCTCGACGCTCGTGCCCGAGAGGCCGACCGAGTGGCGGGTGCCGAAGAGGCCGGTGCCGATCAGGGCCAGTGCCCCCTGGATGGCCTCGGTCACGTGGCCCTCCGTCACCTCGCCCGGGGCTAGCCCGTGGTTGCGCTTGAGGTTCTCCCAGGTGCTCCGGAGGCTCTGGTCGATGGGTTCCCCGGGCTTGGTGCTGGCGCCGAAGGCCCACCTCATGCCGGTTTCTCCTCCGCCGCCTCCACAGCGGGCTCCTCAGCGACGGCGGACTCCAGCTGGGCGCGGAGCTCGGCGATGGTCGCCTCGGCGATCATCAGCCGCATCCGGAGCTGCTCGATCTGCGCCTCGAGGTCGGCCCGCTCACTGAGATGCTGGAGATGGTCGCGGGCGATCTGGAGGCCTAAGCCCGGCGGGATGGTGATGCCTGCCGACGCGGCCGGCGGCGGCGGGGCCTCGTCGGGCACGGTGACCAGCGGGATCCGCTCAATGGCCTTGACGCCCGGGTGCCTCGCCTCGACGTAGTCGTCTTCAGCCATATCTCACGCCTGAGTGTACTGCACCGATCCGCAGGTGAACCACGTGGGGGGGCCGCCTGCGCTAGTGTCCAACTCTATGTCCAGGCCCTCGCCCGCGGGCAGCGCGAGGCCCAGCGGGAAGGACTTTGTGATCGGCACGGTGGACGAGCCGGCGATAAGGCTGGCCAGGTAGAGCTGGACCGCGGCCACGAGCACGCTGGTCGCGGAGCTCCGCAGGGCGGCGAGGTAATAGCCGGCGTTGTTCGAGGCGGCCCCCAGTGTCAGGTCCACGCTCCACACCGTGATGACCTCGGTGGCGATGGCGGGCACCGGGTTAAAGACGGTATTGGCGGTCACGGTGTGGGTCAGGTTGGCCGACTGCATCAGCAGCCCCACCGGCTGGGCCACCACCGGCTGCGTAAAGACCGGCTGCTGAGGGCTATCGCCAACGTCCACCGTGGCGTTGCCCAGCACCGCCACGACGGTGACGCCCCCGCCCGCAAGCCGACTGGTGAAGGCTACCTGGACCACCCCCGGCTCGGTCACCTGGTCTATGGGCAGGACGATCACGTCCTGTTGGGGGGCCACGTTGTTCAGGTACTCGAGTCCGGTAGTTATCCCCAGCACGTAGAGGCCGCTGATCACGCGGCCGCTGCCGTACCCGCCCCAGAAGGTGATCTTTACCGCCTGCGTGCCCGGCGGCAGGACGCAGTTGACCGCGTTGCTGCCCACACTGAGCGGGGTGATCTGGCCCACCTGTACCGGCGGCAGGTAGGTGCCCACGTTGGTCGCTCCGCCCTGGCCGCCGACGATGGTGATGTTGCCGGAGCCGATGTCCACTGAGCCGCTGGCGATGGTCACCGATCCCGAGATCGTGCCGATGTTGACCGTGCCGCTGGAGATCGCCACCGTGCCGCCGACCACGACCGTGCCGGCGGGGACGTTCTCCACCTGGACCACCTGGCCGGCGGCGATGGAGATGGAGCCGGAGATCGTCCCGACGTTGATCGTGCCGGAGCTGATCGCCACCGTGCCGCCGACCACGACCGTGCCGGCGGGGACGTTCTCCACCTGGACGACCTGATTGGCGGCGATGGAGATGGCCCCGGCGACGGTCCCCACGTCCACCGTGCCCGAGCTGATCGCCACCGTGCCGCTGATGGTCACCGGGCCGCTGATGGTGGCGTTGACCACCGCGCCCGTGATCGAGGTGTAGCCGGTGATCGGCCCGTTGGGCGGCACCACCTCGCCCTGGTTGTAGAAGGTGACCAGGAGGCTCGCCGGCGCCCCGCTGGGGCTGGTGATGACCGGCTCCGCGCTGACCGTGACCCCCACGCTGTTCGACCAGGGAACGCTCTGCTGGGTGTAGGGGGGGATCCAGACCGTGCCGCCCTGGATCTGGGCCTGGAGGGCGTACGGCGACACATTCTGGAGCAGGACGGTGCAGGGCGGGGTCGGCACCTTGGGCGCGGGGACAGATGCGGTGCCCCCCGAGGTGAGCGCGAGGACGGGGCCGGCCAGGGACACCTCAGCCCCCCTGGCGGCGGCGGAGGAGCCCGATCAGCAGGATGAGGAGCGCGCCAGTGCCCAACCCCAGCGCCGCCGCCAACCCGGCTCCCGCGCCGCCGGAGGTCAGCTGGGCCGCCGATGGCGAGATTTGGGCCGCGTCCCTGGCGATGGCGGCGACGTACTGGGCCTGGAACTGGGCGAGGGTGAGGCAGCCGGGCAGGGTCGGGGCGTTGACCAGGGCCTGGAGCTCAGCGCTCAGCGCCCGCGCCCGATCCGCCTGGGCGGTGTCCCCCGCCGCCTCGAGGTTAGCCCCGGCGTCACCCAGGGCCTCGCTCGCGGCCGCGAGCAGCTCCATGCAGTCGCCCTCGTCCGAGGCCGACCGGGCCTGGCTGAGCAGGCTGTCAGCGACCGCGAGCGAGGCGGTGGCATCGGCCGCCATCGCTCACATCAGGACCCTGGGGTCGCAGGCCGAGTATTCGACCACCCGCACGTCGATGGGGAAGCTGCCGCCGGTGGGGGCCACGATCCACACCGGCCCCACGTACCACCAGGGGAGCCAGGTCCCCTCGGCGTTGTCGCTCACCGGGATGCCCGGCATCCGGGTGGAGTCGGCCGTGGCGGTGGAGCGCACGATGTCGGCGAAGCCGTAATAGACCTTGGCGCTGGCGGTGACCACGAAGAGGCCCAGAGCCACCCGCTTGAGGTTGCGGAAGGCGACCTGGCGGGGCGTCCGCTCGGTGAGCGTGGCGGCTCGTGTCTCGCTGCCCGTGTCGTCGCTGATGGCGAAGGCGTGGCGGAGCAGGGCGACCACGTCGGCCGGCAGGCCCAACCCCGCACCGGGCGCGGAGGCCGCAGGCGCGGGGACGCCCAGTTCGCCCAACCGCCGGGCGGCGGCGGCGGGGAAGGGTGGGCGCGCCCCCGGGGGCGAGACCGTCATGGCCTCACGGTCACTGGCCGCGGGCGGCGGAGCCGGCCAGGGCCTGGACGGGGACGGGGATGATGTCGTCCTGGGACACCCCATCGGGGATGCTGATGTTCACCCCCCCGACGATGGCGCTCCGGCCCTGGGTGCTGCCCGCCCGCCTGCGCAGGATGTAGTCGTACCCCTGCACCTCAAGGGCGACGGCGATCCCCGCCGGGGTGGCCGAGGCGCCGTTCCACTGGAGCCGGAACTGGGGAATGATGTCGTACTGCCAGAACATCTCGGTGGTCTCGGCGAAGAGGAAGCCATCGTCCACCGGGAAGGCCGCCGGCAGGCTCATGTTGGCGTCCTGGACGGGCGCAGAGATGGCGTCGGCGGGATCTGGGACCTGGTACCGCGCATTGAGCGGCGCCGTGGTCTGGGTGGTGCCCCAGTACAGGCTGGAGCCGGGGAGGTAGGCGACGAGGTCGAAGTTGTCAATCTTAGCCCCGCTGCCCGCCGCCGTGTCGATCAGGCGGAGCTTGAAGCGCGCCTGGACCATCTCGTTGACCTGGAGTTGGAAGGCGTCGGGGGCGATCAGCCCCGTCTGCTGTCCCGCCCCCAGGCTCAGGATGCTGGCCTTGGGATCGGCCTTGTACGGCGGGTACGGCGAGGAGACCGCCCAGATGACGGTGAGCCCCCCCGGCGACTCGCCCAGGGAGTTCAGCCCCCGAGCCTGGACCACGTCGTACACGGGCAGGCCGTCCCAGGTGGTCCCGTCCACCAGGATGCAGAGGTCACCCGGCTCCAGGGTGTTCCACCCTCCGCGGAAGAATCGCTCGCGTCCAGTCGATCGCATCGACGCTACCTCATGATCCCGGTTGACGAGTTCCGCCAGCGCCCCGCCCGGTCAGGAGGGCGGGGGCTGGCTGGCGAACTCAGCGGATAGGGCTGCTGCCTTGTGCTCAGCCGGCCGCCTGGCTGGCGGGCTGGCCCGGCGCCACCGCCGGCTGGTTGACCACCGTGATCGGAGGCTCAGCGATGACCCCGACCAGCGCGTAGGTCTCGGCGTTGGCCGCCGCGAGCGTGTTGCTGGTCACGTAGGTGATCGTCGGCTTCGCGTTCGCGATGAAGTAGATGGGGTCGAAGTACCCCATCCGGCCCCGGTTGGTCGTGAACGCCCCCTCGGCGTACAGCGGGTCCAGCCGGATCTTGGCGAAGACCTGGGAGCCGGTCCCGATCCAGATCTCCTGGATCGACGGCAGGGCGGTCGCCGATGGGTACAGCACGCCGTACCCGAAGAGCACCCAGGCGGTCGCCTGGGGGACACGGGCCACAGCGGTGTCCACGGTCGGGGTGTTGGCGATGACCGCCACCCCGTTGCCGAAGACGGCCGCCTGGCTTCCGTACCAGTCGGTGGGGGTCAGCGGGCGCGTGGTCAGGTCCGCGTTGGAGGCGCCGCGCGCTGAGCTCTGGGCCACCGAGCAGGCCGTGTCCCGGAGCAGCTTCAACTGGCCCGGGTTCAGGCTCGCCTCGGGGGTGATCGCGATCAGGGTCATCTCGGATGTCCTCTAGCCCCGTTGCCGGTGAGTGCCTCTGAGATCACCGGGCGTGGGCGGTGTCGGATGGAGAAGGCGATGGCCCTGCTCAGAGGAGGCCGGGCTGGCTGACCTGGAGGAATGGACGCGCGGCCGCCGGAGCCGCCAGCCCCGCCGCCCGCTCGTGACCACGGTGACCCGCGACCCGGCCGCTGGCGGGCGTCGACGGGGTGATGTACCCCGCGTTGCCGCGCTGGCCGATGGCGGTGGTGATGACCTCGGCGACGACCAGGGCGCCTCCGCCCATGAGCGACTCCGAGACGTCCGAGTGCGGCCACTCGGCGATCTGGGCGACCAGGCCGACGAGCAGCGCGCCGATGCCGACATCCAGGCCGGAGTTCTCAATGAACGAGAGCGGCGGAGTCGGCGTGCCCGTGGTGTTGGCAGGGTTGCGCTGCCAGCGGTCGGTGTCCCAGGACCGGGAGAGGCCCGTGCCGACGCCGAGCACGGCCTCGGTGCCGAGGACGGCGAATGGGAAGCGGTACACGGCCCCACGACCTCCAGATGGCGATGGCTGACATGTCGCCATGCTCTGGGAGCCGCCTCCCCGGGGGCCTCACGCTTTGGGACGGGCTTGGCCGAGACCGGATGCGCGCTCCCAAAGCGTGACGCCTGGATCGTAGCCGAGGGCGGAAATCTTGTGGGAGATCGCCCGCATCTCCCCTCGGGGAGCCGGAGGAGGGCCGCCGACCCCCCTTGAGGGGGAAGCGCTCAGAGCAGCCCCGGCGCCGACCGCATGTCGCCGCCCGGGTAGGGGATGTTCTCGACCACGGGCACCGGAGGCGGCTTCACGGCCCCGCAGGCGGTGCAGCCGGCGGCCACGGCACCCTTGGGCCGCGTCACCCGCACCCCCCGGCCCCTTGCCGGGGTGATGTCGGCGGCCAGCAGGGTTCCCGCGTTGCGCTGGGCGATGGCGGGGATCACCTGGCCGGAGAGCCGGTTGGCCGCCACCGTGATGAGCCCGTAGCTGAGGTCGTCGTCCCACTCCAGGCCGAGACCCAACGCACCCACGACCAGCTCCACCAGGCGGAAGACGCCCGGGGCCTGCGCGAAGTGGGGCGCGAGCCACTCCACCACGGCACCGTCGGCCAGGCCGGTGCCCACGCCGAGCAGCGGCGGGACGAAGTCAAGCTTTCGCATGGCCCCGATTACATCACGGCGCCGGAGCTCTGCGGGAGATCGGCAGCCGGATCATCCCGGCATCCAGGCGCCGACCCAGCAGGGTCGGGATCCAGACCCGCGCCGCCTGGCGGACCAGGAAGTGCGCCTCGAGGGCGATCACCCCCAGCATCACGCCCGTGCCGAGGATGGCGAGATCGCGGCGGTCGATCATGCAGCCCGGCCGAAGCCGCGCCGCCGGGACGGGGTGATCGGCGGGCCGCCGGGCGGGGCCTTGGCCTGGGGGGCGCGCTTGGTCACCTGGCCAAACCCGCCCCGGCCCGTGGTGCCGCCGCCCTCGGCGGTCACCCGCTGCTCCAGGCCGACGCCGCCCTGGCTACTGGCGGTGAAGCCGCCGGAGGCCCCGAAGGTGGGCGGGGCGGGCACGCCGATGGACTCGACCGGCGGCGGGGCCACGTCGTACCCCTCGTGCTTGGCGACCTTGGTCTCCACGATCCACCAGCCCACCCCGAGCGCCCCCACCGCCCCGGCGGCGAGCAGCCACCACTTGGTCGCCGTGGAGATGGGGCCGCTGGCGGCGGCGCTGCCGAAGCCCGAGAGCACCGACTCGATGCGCTGCTGCACGGTGGGGTCGAGCACGGCAATGGCGAAGAGGATGAGGAGGATCGCTCCGATCGGCATCAGGGTCCAGCTCCTGCGTTGGGTCCGGGGAGATAGATGGTGATGTACCAGAAGACGATCCAGCCGGTGCCGAGGATGGTCTGGTCCTGCTCCCAGATCTCCATCTCGTTGACGGCGGTGGCCACCCCCTGCGAGATCATCTGCTCCGCCACCTGCTGCGGCTGGGGGGGCTGGCCGATGGACGAGCCGAAGATCTGCCACACCTTGATCCCGAGGCGGTCGGCGTACGCCTTCGCCGTGGGTGGCCCCTTGCCCAGGAGCTGGCTGAAGACGAGGCTCCACCCCTGGCCCGACGGTGGACGCAGCGATGCCGCCTTGCCGATGTTGAAGAGGGTCGCCACGACCGCCAGGGTACCGCCTCCGGGTGGTGCCCTTGGGAGATCGGAGGTGGTTGGTCCGTGCCCCAGGAGTCGAACCTGGACAGCTCGCGCGGCAGGGTTACGGCCTGCTGGCCTCGCCGTTGGCCGGGACACGGACGGAAGGGGGCCGAAGGGCGACCGCGCAGTCATCCAGACCCGGGGTCACCCTCCCTGTTCAGGCCCCCGCGCTGAAGTGTACTGGCCGGGCGGGACAGAGCACCCGGTGCCGCCACCGGCTACACCGACCGGCCAGCCCGTCCACCGTACCACTGGCAATCCACCGGCAACCCACTGGCAAGGTGGCGGGCGAACGGAGGCCGATGTGGCGCTCCTCCGTCGCAGCGTTCAGCCCTCTGCCCGCACCGCCCTTCCGGCCGACCCCGCTGCGAGGTGACGGTGCCTCGGGAGCCCCCTAACCGGCTACTGGCTCCATCCCCTTGCGCCGACATCCACACCACGGCTTACCCGGTGGGCCTTGCGCCAGGCGGCCAGGCGGTAGTGGCGGGTGCTCTCGGGGAGGCTCCGCCACCACCAGACCACCTCCGAGAGGGCCACGGCGCAGCCCTCGCAGGTGGTGACCGAGAGCGGGATCCCCGGGGGGATGGGGTCGCCGCAGAGGGCGCAGGGTCGCTCCGCGAGCTCTTGGAAGGCGGGTCGGCGGGTCCTGCCCCGCGACACCCAGATCCCGGCCAGGATGAGCAGGAGGCCCCCCACCACGATCCAGACGGCGTCGCCCGCCGTCATCGGTGGAAGTCCCGGCCGGGCAGGAGGATGCCGTCCTGGCGAGCCTCGGCGGCGACGTGGACGAGGGGGATCTCAGTGTCCTTCTGGACATCGCCGCCCAGCAGCCGGGTGGTGGTGATGACCGTCTCGGGGTCGGGATGGCCGCGGTGGATGCCGAGAAAGCGCAGCGCCTCGGGCGGCCAGCGCTCCAGGATCGAGCGCTCGAAGCTGACCATGCCGAAGTCGGCGCGCTCGCTCCCCAACTCCACGCCCGTGACCACGGCCACCTCGTGGCGGGCGTGGCGGACGACGGCGTCGGGGTGGCCGGCGACGGACGGGTGCCAGAGGATCAGCCGCCGCCAGCCGGGGATGTTGAGGAAGCCTCGGATGGCGTGGGCCACCCCGGCGCCGGTCCCGGACGGGTCCATGGCGACCGCCTTGTGCCAGCCCCCGGGGGGCACCTGGACGTTGATGAGCGCTCCCACGAACCTGCTGGGCATCAGCTCACCGTCGGTGGCGATGAGGCAGCCCACCTTCGGCCCGCAGCCGTGGCTGGGCATGGGCGGCCGCCCGTCGTCGCGGAGGTGGCGGAGCGGCGGGCCGTGGACGTGCTGGGTCTCCCGGGGGACGGCGGGGTCGGGGGTGAAGCCGCTGGCGCCGAGCGTGGAGGCCTCCACGCCGGGCAGCACCAGCTGCTGGAGCCAGGCGTCGATCCGGCAGTTGTGGGAGAGGAAGCCCTCGGCGAGATAGGTGCCAGAGCTGGTCTGCATCTGGACCACGTCCTGCTCGCCAGCGGGCTCCACCGCCACCACGCGCAGCCGCTCATGGGCCTCCAGCCAGCCGAGCGCCTGGATGTCCAGCTTCGCGATGAGCCGCTCCGGTCTCACGGCGGCGAGGAAGCGCAGCCGCTCAGCGATGCCGCCGTTGATCCTGGCCACCTGCACCCGCCGACCGAGGCGTGGGCCAGCCCCGCTCGGGGCCACATGCACCCGGAAGTTGAGGCGGGTCATGGTCGCCACCGCCGCATCCAGGGTGGGGCCGGGAAGTTGGGAGAAGCTCAGATCCTGACCGCTGCGGGTCATGGAGCCCTCGCCATCGAACAGACCGGCGAGATAGCCCGCATCCCGGGTCTCAAGCGGCGCCGTGGGGGTGAGGTACCGGTACAGAAGATCCCGCCCCGGCACCAGGTCGCGAGCCGCCCGCCACCGCACCCGGAGCCAGCGCATCTCGCCCCGGGTCTGGGGACGGCTCCCCAGGAAGCGGTGATCCTCGGTCGCCCGCAGCTCGGTGCCGTCCTCCAGGACGATGCGCAGCACCTTCGCTCGGGTGGTGGCGACCGCCTCCACGGTGGAGGGTACGTAGCGCCGGTACGGGCGGGCCGGGGCGTGGCTGCGCTCCTCCTCGCCAGCGATGAGTTGGTCGCCCACCCTCACCTCCCCCAGAGGACGCCAGCGCACATCTGCGGTCAGCACCCGCGCGTCGGGGGTGAGGCACCAGTGCCGGGGCTGGTGCTCGCCGTCCCAGATCTGGCCAGCGAGCTCCATGGCATCGGGGTGGCGGGCGATCAGTGCCTGGCTGAACTTGACGCAGCCCAGCCCGGGATGGCCCTCCGCCTGGCCCAGGTAGGCGACCTGGAAGGCACACCAGTCCTCGGGACAGGCGAGCAACTCATCCACAGAGCCCGGCTCGATCACCACGTCGTGCTCCACCAGCACGATCCCCGGGGTGGACGGCTGCCAGAGCCCCTCCATGAGCGCCGAGTAGTCGAAGATGGAGCCCGAGACATCGCAGCGCTCGAACGGGTGGCCGCTGGCATCCAGGCGGGCGGTGACCTCCTCGCTGAGGTGGGTGTAGGGCATCACGAAGCGCACGGCACAGCCTCCCTCTTGCGACGCTCCCGATCCCGCTGACACTGGCGGCAAATGCGCGTGCCGTGGGGCGGATGGTGATAGGTGTTGGCGGGGTCATAGGGGTGTCCGCGCCGACAATGGGTGATGGAGGCGACCCAGCGGCGGCGTCCCTCCCCGATCAGGCCGCGTCTCATGTTCTCGGCGCGACTGACGGCTTCGAGATGTGCCGGATTGACACAGGATCTGCGCCGACAGAGGTGATCCAACTCCCGGCCCGCAGGCAGGGCGCCATAGGCCAATTCATACGCAACCCGGTGGGCCCGCACCATCCCGGCCCCTCGTCTGCCCGCGTTGAGCTGGCCGTAACCCTTCGTGTCGAGAGACGCCGTCCAGAGCCAGCACGGCCCTAGTTCAGGCCGCAGCGACGGGAGCGGGCCGTCCCTACTGACCTTGAGCCAGAAACGCTCCTCCAGCGTCCTCACCCGCGTCATGCCAGGTCATCGCCGAGGCCGTAGCTGAGCGGCGGGGCGGGGCGACGCAACGGCACGGGGTCGTGTGTCCAGGGCTCCGCCATGACGGCTGCCCAGAGGGCCTGAAAGAGCGACTCGTCCGCGTCCATGGCGCGGTACCTGGCGATGTTCTCGCCGTGCAGGGGGGCCGTCTCACCGAGGTCGCTCACGGCGTCGCGGTGGACGCGCCGGCGCGCCTGGGCCTCCGTGCGCCAGGGCAGATGGCGCATCGCCACCGCGCGGTGGTCGACCCGGTCGCCCGCGCCCTCCACGCCGTGCTGCCCGATCCAGAGGTGGGTGTCGGGGGTGGGGCGGTAGCAGACCTTCTCCCACGGCCAGGGCAGGACATGGCGGTGCCGGAAGAGCGCGCCGGGGTCGTTGGGATCGGGGGTGTGCTCCCACACCGTCGCCATGCACACATCGGCGGCGAAACTCGGGGACAGCAGCTCGCGCAGCGGCCACCCGGTGGGCGAGTACCAGATCTCGTCGGCGTCGAAGGGCACGACCCAGTCCGCCCCGCGCTCCAGGGCGAGCCTCGCCAGGGTGTTCATGCGGCCCGCCTGGTCGAAGAGCGGCGAGGTGTCGGTGAGCACCAGGAGTTGCTCCGGGTACATCCTCCTGAGCCCCTCCAGGATGCGCGGGGTCGCATCCTGGCTCAGATGATCCTCCACGATCACCAGATCCACCTCGGCCAGCAGGTGCTCGACGGTGGTGCCGATGATGTCCTGCTCATCGCGCACCGTGCCGACCGCGACGACGCTCATGGGCGGACCAGGAAGGCGAGCTGCCACGCAGCGCCGGGCACGGGGTTGGGCCACTCCGGCGGGCAGACGCTCGCCACCGGGACCTCCTCGGGCGTCCAGCCGTGGAGGCGGAGCAGGTAGGCGAGCACGCGGGCGCTGCAGGTCCAGGCGTGGCCCCCCGGCCCCTCGCCGTGGGCGATGATCGCCTCGAGGAGGTCCTGCGCCTGTCCCTGGCTGACGGCCCGGTCGATGTCGGGGCCGACCACCGCCAGGATGCCCCCGGGGGCCAGCACGCGCCGCCACTCGCCGAGCACCGCCCCCAGGCGGTCCAGCGGGATGTGCTCCAGGAGGTGGCCGGCGTAGAGGCGATCCGCGCAGCCGTCCGCGAAGGGCAGGGCGCCCACGTCGGCCACCACGTCGACGCGCTCCGGCTGGGGCAGGCTGTCGATGGCGATCCAGTCCTCGGGGGTCGGGTGCGTGCCTGAACCGAGGTTGAGCCTCACAGCCACGACCCGGCCCAGTGGTGGACGCCATAGCACCAGGGGAGGAGCGAGAAGTCCTCGTCCCGGCGCTCCCGCTGGTCGATGTAGTACGGGTAGAAGGTCCCCGGGGGCAGGCAGATCCAATCGGTGCGGTTCGGGTACACCTGGGTGGCCACCCCCGGTCCCGTCTCCCACGGCCCGGCTCCCTGGTCCACGCGCTCGATGCAGAGCTGCAGGGCCTCCTGGATGGCTGGGTGGCCGGGCTCAGCCCCCAGCGCGGCAGTGCAGACGATGCTCGGGCTCTCCCAGGCGCTGAAGCCGCGCAGGGCGAGCAGCGGATCCAGCCGGCGCACCGGGGCCACGTCGTCGTCCAGGTAGATGCCGCCGTGGATGAGGAGCGCCTCGAGGCGGATGAGGTCAGCCCGCTGCACCCCCGCGCAACTCCCCATGTGGGGCGAGGTGCGCGGGAACTCGGCCATGTCGGGCTGATCCGGCCAGGTGCGGAACTCCCAACCCGGGTGGAGTTCCTGCCACCCCCGCCACCAGCCCTTGATCTCCTCGCTCAACGGCGTCTGGGCCGGAATGACACGGTGGATTATGCGGGGGATGCTCATCGGCCCAACCCGCCCGGCGCCAGGATGGCACACTGCCAGCCGATCCGGCTCACCACCGGCCAGTCGTCGGGCACCTCGGCGATGGGCACGGCGACCGCCCAGGGCACGGCCTCGCGGATGAGGCGGAGCAGGCGATCCTCGGTGCAGGCCCAGCGGTGCTCATCACCCTCCCAGCGGTGGGCGCCCCAGAGCGCCCCCAGAGCCGTCTCCGGGTCGAAGAGGAGCGCCCGGTCGCAGTCGGGGCCGACCACGCACAGCTGGCCCGCCACCGGGTTCAGCACCCGGGCCACCTCGCGCAGCATCGGCCCGACCTCGGGGAGCGGGAGGTGCTCCAGGAAGTGGCCGCAGTACACGCGCTCCGCCACCCCGGTCGCGAAGGGCAGCACCCGGCAGTCGGCGACCAGATCGGGGTGGCACTCCTCGGCGATGTCGATGTTGATCCAGGGGGGCGGCGCGGGCTGATCGCCGGAGCCGAGGTTGAGGCGCACGGCCGCCCTCACCGGCGCGGCTCGAGCGCCCAGCAGCGCCCGCAGAGGCCCCCGTCCAGGCCCATCTCGGGCAGATCCAGCGCCCGCCCGCAGCGGGGGCAGCGCGCCGCCGGGTGGCCGCCCGTGCTCCAGTCCAGGCCCACGAAGGCCACCACGCCCACCAGCACGGCCAGGACGAGGAAGGTCACCCCCGCGCTCACTGCCCGGTCCAGCCCTCGTCCCCACCATCGACTGGCTCAGGTGGCGTGACGGGGGGCGGTGCGGGCGCCTGCCCGCCGTCCACCACCTGGAGCGGTGCCTGGGGTGGCGCGGCGCGCGGGTGGAGGGTGGACGGCTGCCCACACTGGGTGCAGGTGACCTCGGTGTCCTGCAGGCGGTGGGGCTGGATCAGGCCGCAGGTGTCGCACTGCCAGCGGCCCATCGGCTCCCCGTCCTCGCCGACCTCGGCGCTGGCGCCCTCGCCCCGGGGACCGAGGAGGCCCTTGACCCGGTCGCCCAGCAGCAGCGCCAGCGCCGGGACGGCGATCTGGTCGAGCTTGCCGAAGGCGCGGTCGAGCCGGTCCCGCTTGAGCTTGAACTCCTCGCGGACCTGTTCCTTCTCCCACTCCCGCTGCTCCCGCCGCTCGATCCGCTCCGCCCGCCGGTCCGCGACCTCCTCCTCGATGGAGAGCCAGCGCATGGCGTCCTCGCGGCTCATCGTCCGGACATCGGCCGCCGCCCCCGCCGCCGCGCCCTCGCCCGCCGCCGGGGTCAGCCCGAAGACATCCAGGAGGGCGTCCTTGGCCTGCTTCATCTCGGTGGCGTTGGCCGTCAGCGCCTGGATCGGCGACACCTGGGCCGCCGTGCTGCGGCCGTTCAGCAGCTCCGCGAGGCGGCCGTCCAGCCGCTCCATGCCCGCCTGGATGGTTCGGACCTGGGCGGTCTGCTGGCTCTCCGTGAAGCCCTTGATCGTCTCGGTCAGGATGCGCCGATCCTCGCGGATCCCCTCCAGCACCTGGCCCAGCATCTGGGCGATGGCGTTGCTCTGGTGATCGTCGCCGCCGCCCTCCAGGCGATCCAGCGCCTTCAGCGCCCGGGCCTCGGCCACGCGCGCCTCCAGCTGGCGGAGGCGGCGGCGGGCGCTCCGCTCCGCAGCCTCCTCCTCGGCCTCATCCTCGCGGCGCCGCTCCTCGCGGATCTCCCGCTCCGACAGCTGGCGCTCATACCCGTTCGGGGGCACGGCGGGGGCGCCCGCCTGGGTGGCGTCCACCACCGGGAACAGCGGCCGGTCGCGCAGCCAGCGCAGGACCCTGGGCTCGCTCATATCGGCAGCCTCGCCCCGGGGGCCGCCACCTCAAGCGGCCGCCGCGCCATCATCCGGCGCGTCAGGCCCACCTCGTACCCGTACACGTTGCCCTCCTCATCCACCCCCGCCGCCTGGGCGATGAAGCCCGTCATCACCGCGTCGAAGACGCCGCCGTAGCTGACCTCGTCCAGGATCGGCAGCTCCTGGCCCGCCTTCATGATCGCGTTTATCAGGGAGAACGTCTCCGGCAGCACATAGCAGGTGATCCGCACCCGGGCGTCCTCGGCGACCGGCCAGGACTCGGTGTGGATCTTGCCCTGCACCCCGAGTGCGCCGCTCGGGTCGTGGTCGTCGTCGTCACGGCCCCGGGGCGACGAGCGGGTGACCGGCACCCGGGGGGGCGTCTCATCGGCGGGCCGGGGCGGCGTCTCGCGCCGGAGGGGGGGCTCTGGCGGCTCGAGCGGCGGATCAGGTGCAGCGCCGCCCGAGCTCGCCTCGCCGGTCACCTGCTCCGGTAGGGTGCTGGGGATCCCCGGCGGCCGGCCCCGGATCATCGGTCCCCGCACCACCTCCACCTCGCCTCCCCTGCAGTTCTGCGTGTTGGTCTGGTGGCGGAGGATGCGGGCCGCGTAATCCTCCCGCCCGCAGCGGATGCAGCGCAGTTTCGTCCCCGGCGGGTAGCCAGCCATGCATCCGGGATGGTACGCCCAGAGGTGACGGTTCGTCTCCCCCCGGTGGTGCCGCCGGGGCGGAGTTGCATCGCCCCGGCTTGCTCCCGGCCCTGTCGAAACCCGCTCCGCTCAGGAGGTTTCAAGCCTCCCGGCGAGCCGGTTGCAACCCGTCAGGCCCGGGCTACCACCTAGCCGTCCGCCAGCATATCCCAAGCGCCCCGATCCGCGCAAGTGCCGCCCGCGCCGACGCTCCCCCTGGCCCCGTGGTATGTTCGCCGCGTGCTGCGCCGCCATCGCCGCCACCTCCCCTGGCATCGGCGCCGCTGGAGGTTCCGCATCATGCTCGCTGGACGGATCGGACAGATCCTCACCCTGCAGGCCGCCGCCGACGACGCGGCCGGGCAGGACGACACCCTCGCCGTCATCACCTGGGAAGAGGTCGACGGCGCCGTCGATGCCGCCGGCAACAGCACTGGCGTCCTCGCCACCAGCGGGGTCCTGGGCAGCCTGGTCGGCTCCGGCACCTCCGCCACCGCCACCGCCATCGCGGCGGGCAGCGCCTTCGTCGCCGCCACCGCGACCGACCCGGACGGCAACGTCAAGCTCTCGCCCCCCTTCGCCCTCTCCGTGATCGCCAGCGGCGATGCCGCGACCGTCACCGTGACCGGCAGCTTCGCCGACGCCCCAGCCCCGGCCGTGGCCGTGGTCGAGGCTCCTCCCGAGGCCCCCGCCGCCGTGCTCGAGGCTCCTGCGGAGGCTCCCCCCACAGTCGAGCCCGCCCCCGAGGCCCTCACTGCCGAGGGCCTGCCCGCCTGATACCTGAAGGGAGGGCGGCCCCAACCGGGCCGCCCTCACCGGGGTCAGGCTGTGGGTGGCTCCGGTACGGTGTCGGCGGATCCGGCGGGCGCTCCCTGGATCGCGTGGAGGTGGCGCATGCCCGTCGACACATCGCTCAGGCTCCGCTCAAGCCCGTCAAGGGCCATGGCCAGGCCGAGAGGCCAGGGATCGTGCTCCGGTTGCGCCTCCAGGTGCTGACGCAGGATTAGGGTGTCACGGCGCAGCGCCATGAGCCCATCACCGCACCCGACGCAGAGGATGCTCCCCGGCACGGGAGCGGCCCGGTCGGGAGGCTGAGGTCCCCGGATGCGGTCGCCGATGGCCTGCCCGATCTGCATGCCGGCCGCCGTCAGCGTCCCCGATAGAAGGCCCAACGCCTCGGCTCGGGTCCAATGCTGGCGCTCCGGCTCCCCCTCCTGCGGCGGTGCGCTGGCGGGCTCCTCCGGTGGCGCAACCGGCTCCTCGGGCGGGGCACCAGCTCCGTCCTGACCCTGATCTCCGATGCTCATCGCTGTCCTCCCTTGCGGCGCTCGCGCGCCTCGATCCGCTGCCGGATGGTCTCGGCGGTAGTGGGTCAGTTTGAGCTGCGCCGGGGTTGACGGCCGGGGTCCGGGTGTGCTTCCGTTCGACTATGCCTGACCGCTCACGCAAGAACCGCCCCGCCGACTTGAACCGCCTCGCCGTCTCCATTGTGGACGAGGCTGTGGGCGAGGCCCCCGACCCGGACGCCGGGAAGGACCCTGCTGCCGTGTCTCTGGGGCGACGGGGCGGCCTGAAGGGCGGCAAGGCACGGGCGGCGAGGATGACCCCGGAGGAGCGGACGGCCCTGGCGCGCAAGGCGGCCGCGGTTCGCTGGCACGGCCCAGAAGGCGGGTAGGTCCCCCGCGCGCCCAAGTTCTTCGCCCGAGCTGCGCTGGCTCTGACTAACTAGCTTTTGGGGCACCCCGCAAGAATCGCGCCACCTGCGCTACCGACAGCTTGGCTGGGTCGGATACATCGGGGATCTCCAGCCCATCGGAAAAGAACACGACCTCTCGCCCCTTGTAGCGTACAGAGGCCCCGTAGGCGATGTCATAGGTGACCAGCCGCCGGCCTCGGTAAAGCGCACGGACCTCGGGTTGGTCGTCATACGAGACCATCCAAGGCATCGGCAGCTTGCGGACGAGCTTCGCAATCTTGGCGTGGTCGCGCGGCTCGTAGACGTTCCGGTAAAGATCCTGCCCCTTGCTGTAATACGGCGGGTCGAGGTAGACGAGGGTCTTCGCTCCGACATGTGGCGCCACATCCCTTAGAAAGACGGCGCCGTCGAGATTGTACACTTCGATCCGGCTGCGCCACCGCCCAATTCGCTCAATACGACGAACGAGGTCTCGACGATTGTACCGGGCGCCCATCTTCCATTTCCCGGTTTGTTGACGCCCACCGATAATGCCTCCCGTAAGCACCCCTGAGCGGTTGACTCTGTTCAAGTAGAGTGTCGAGAAGGCCAGTTCCAGGGGCTCGGCGTTGATTGCCACCTGGACCATCCGTTGGCGATCCCATTCCTCAACAGTGAGTGGGGCGTCGTTGACGAGGCGGCATAGCTCATCGGTGTGGTCACGGCAGGCCATCCAGAAGGCGTATACACCGCGATCCAGATCGTTCAAGTAGATCCGTTGCGCATAGTCGCCGTACAGAAGTGCCAAGGCAACGGCACCACCGCCCGCATATACCTCCACATAGTTGCCGTCCAGCAGCCCGTTTGTGCGGAATACGAGGGTCAGGAAGTTGGCGAGTTTGCGCTTGCCACCCGGATAGCGCAATGGAGAGTAGAACGCTGCGGTGCCGACTCTATGTCGTTGTGGGGGCTGGCTCACGCCCAGAGCGCCTCGATCAGATGGGCGAACTTGTCCCACACGGCTCTCAGGTCGTTGGCGCTCGGGGTCATGTCTGGATTATGCACGAAAGCATTGAGGTTGGTAACGAGCGTGAGCTTGTCGGGGTCGCGAAGCGCTTCCCGAACCGGGAGCGTCTCGGCCTTGCTCATCACAGCGTTGGCTTCCAAGTCATCGAGGACGCCGTTGGCCTTCTGCTGGAGTTTCTTATCCCAGCCGGCCAGCTTAGCGAGGTGTGGGTTCCGCTTGATGTAGTCGTCGATGCTCAGCTCGATGAAGGTGCGGAACAGTACGGCTACGGCGTTAGGCGCATCGTTCAGAGTGACCTTTCGCTTCAACTCGTGGTAGATGTCGTTGATTCTGCTGACGGCGATGGCCACCGTGAAGTCGGCTGGGATCATCCTAGTGCGCGAACTGCTATGGCGGCGGTCCTTGGACTTCGTCGTGGACCCTGTGGCTTTCTCCGGGGCCTCGTCGAGCGGTGCTGAGACGGACGTGCGCGTGGATGGATCGGGAAGGTCTGCAGTAGAGAGCTTGTTGACGTAACGTGCTCGATCCTCCTTGGACATCAGGTCGCCGACCTTCACTGCGCCTGTCCCGATGTCGTCGACGAGCTTCGTCAGGCCCTTGAGAACCTCAGTCTTTGGATAGTCCGTGACCACCTTGCCACTGACGATGTCGATCCCTAGCCGCTCGCGCACACGAGGAGTGGTCAGAGCACGAGCTAGGGTGCTCACAGGATAGTTGCCTTTCTTGTGGCGCTCAATGGTCTCGGCGCTCGGATGTCCCGCTCGGATAACGAAGTCGAGCAGTTGCATGTGGGGAGGCGTGGCGGCCTCCCGCCGGGAGCGGTGCCGCGTCTTCTGTTGGGCCGTCCACTCGACGAGACCCTCGCCGTCACCCTGCCCCCCATGGAACAGTTCCACCCATATGTTGGCGTCGTCCCGCTTCTCGAACACGACGCACGGAACCTCGGACAGAGGGTCGTACGCGCTCGCGAGCGTCCGAAGCTGCGCCATCTGGCTGTCCGCGAGAAAGCCCTGGAGGGTTTCCGGCTGCTCCAGAGCCTTGAGCGCCACCAGACGCCGGTTCGCGTCGAGGACGATGTAGTTGTCCTCATCGGGGATCACGATGAAGCGCTGGGCGGGACTGAGCCCGTTCTGAGCTATGTGGCGCGCGAGGGCAAGGAGCTTCCCCTTTTGTTCGGACGCAAGAGCCTCGATCGCCTCTCTCTGATTGTCGGGGTCGGTCGCAACGCGGGGGTTCTTGAGATCGAGTTTCAACTTGGACAACTCGATGTCGTCTGGATAGGGGTGGTCGGGCATATTTCACCTACTCTGCGCTTGGTAAGGCCAGCTATCAAAGGATAGTGTAACATGCCCTTTGGCATACAGCCAACCAACATGACAGAGCGGTGGTTTCAGAAGAGAGCCAGGTGTCGCCGAACCCTTCGGCCAGCGCGACGGCTGAGCCAAACTGACTGCGGACCCACTATCCCTGTATTGACATTGCCAGGACGCTCAGGCATAATGGTCAGTATGAACAGGCTATCCCAGGCTCAGCGGGTGGCGGTGGTCAAGGCGCTGGTGGAGGGCACCAGCATCCGGGGCACCGTCCGCCTGACCGGCGTCGCCAAGAACACGGTCACCAAGCTCCTGGTCGACCTCGGGGCTGCCTGCTCCGAGTACCAGGACCGGGTGTTCCGCGACCTTCCCTGCCGTCGCCTCCAGGCCGACGAGATCTGGAGCTTCTGCAACGCCAAGGCCAGGAACGTCCCCGAGGCTCACCGGAGGGAGTTCGGCTGGGGCGACGTCTGGACGTGGACCGCCATCGACGCGGACACCAAACTCGTCCCCTCGTGGGTGATCGGAGAGCGCACCATCGGCGACGCCATCGCCTTGATGGACGACCTCAAGGGCAGGCTGGCCAACCGGGTGCAGTTGACCACGGACGGGCACAAGGCCTACCTGGAGGCCGTCGAGGGGGCCTTCGCGTTGGACATCGACTACGCCCAACTCATCAAGCTCTACGGCAACGACCCCGAGGCCGAGAAGCGGTACAGCCCCGCCAAGTGCGTGGGCGTCGAGGTTCACCGGGTCAGCGGGAATCCTGCTCTGGCCGACGTCTCCACCAGCTACGTGGAGCGGCAGAACCTCACGATGCGGATGTCGATGCGCCGCTTCACCCGGCTCACCAACGCCTTCAGCCGGAAGGTGGAGAACCTGGCCGCGGCCGTCTCGCTCCACTTCATGTTCTACAACTTCGCCAGGCCCCACAAGACGCTGGCTAACCCGTATCCCCGGACTCCTGCGATGGCGGCCGGGGTGGCTGACCACGTTTGGAAGATCGAGGAGATCGTCGCGCTGCTCGGGTAGGCGGCTCCAAACCCTGGCTCTTCAGCACAGCGTCTGCCAGTTTGTTCACCGCTTCCGCCAGCTCTTCGGTGCGGTCACGTGTAAACGCCCGCTCGCTGGCACGGCTGCTGCGCTCGTGGGTCTCTTTCTCACGCTCAAGGAGCCTTTCCCGCTCTCGTTGCCGCTTCCTGCCGGGCAGCCACCCTCCCGTAGCCCCAGCTACGAGGCAGTAGAGCCCGAATCCGAAGGCCAGGGAGGCGATGGCTGGCTCCAAGGCAGCGAGCCACAGCGGCGCATGGATCGCGCCTGTCAAGAGGAGCGGTCCCACGGCGGCAAGAAGCGTTACTCCGGCCGTCACGAGCGCGGTCCCGACCCCGATCCAGGCCCGCCGCCACTCAGCCACGAACGGATGATGCGGCGGCGCTTGCCCGTCTGGTATGTCATTTGGCGACCGCCTAGGTCAAACTGACCCACTACCGTCTCGGCCCGCTGCTTGCGGTGGCCGTCCTCGCGCCGCCGCTGGCGATCGCGCTCGCGCAGCTCGCGGTTGCTGTGCGAGGTGGGCGGGGGCACGAAGCCCCCGCCCACAGTGCTCATCATCGGAGGATCAGCTCTGAGATGGGTTGATCCACCAGCCCGGCGCGCCGTCGTGCTGGTACAGCGCCACCATCCCGAGTGCCCGGTTCTGGACGCTGTACGTCCCCGGCGGCACCGTCGAGTTGGAGTTCCGGGAGGCGGCGGCGTCCTCGGAGTTGACGTAGCCCGGCTGCGCCCGCGTCACCGTGTAGGTGTTCGGGGCCGGGGCAGGCGCAGGCGGTGCGGGCACCGGGGCCGCGCCCCCCTGAGCCGGGTTGATCCACCAGCCCGGCGCGCCGTCGTGCTGGTACAGCGCCACCATCCCGAGTGCCCGGTTCTGGATGCCGTACGTCCCCGGCGGCACCGTCGAGTTGGAGTCCCGCTCCGCCGCCGCATCGGCGGAGGTGACGTAGCCCGGCTGGGCCTGGGTCACCGTGTAGGTGTCTGCGGGTGGAGGCGGGGCGGGGGCCGGAGGAGCTGGCACCGGGATGGGCGGCTGCCACGGGGTGTCGACCGCCGGCCAGGTGTCGGCGACGATGCTCTGGTCGTACGGCTGGCCGATGCCCGCGCCGTTGGTCCACTGCCAGGCCACGCAGCCCGCCGGCACCGTGGTCGGGACGGGGCTCCCCGGGGCCAGCCAGGCGGCCCGCCAGCGGCGCGTCGAGAAGTTGAAGCTGGTCACCCCCGCCGCCACGAGGGCGGCGCGCACCTGGGCGTCGATGGCGTCGTCCCAGTACCCCGAGAAGACATCGTTGCCGCGCCCGTGGGCCGCCACCACCTCGGCGGCGAAGGTCGCCGGGGTGTAGTCGCCGACATCGCCGACATCGGCCACCATGTAGCCCTTGGCGGAGCCCCCGGCCTTCACGGTGATGGTCACCACCCTGGCGTTGGCGAAGACGCGGCCGGGGTTGGTCGCCTCGGGGTGGTCGGGGTAGACCGCCACCAGGGTGCCCGCCTCATCGGGCAGATCGTTGGCGTTCAGGTCGTCGTACTGGGTGCGGGGCATGGAGATCTCCCTTCACTGCGGATGCGCGCCCATGCTACGCCCACCGGAGGCACCCCGCCGGGCCGGGCGGGGGCAGAGGCGGGGGAGTCGAACCCGGCCAGCCTCAGCCGATTCCGTAGCGGGTCCGGAGCTGGTAGGCGTGGCCGAAGTCGTACGAGAGATCCCAGGCCCGGTACACGACCGCGTACGCCTCGCCGATCTGGTCGGGGCTGAGATCGTCGCCCTGAAGCGCCTCCTGGGAGGCGGCGATGAGGCGGTCGATGGTCCGCACCTGGCCCTGGCGGTCGGGCATCAGCGCCCCCGCCTGGGCGAGCCAGGTCCGGGCCACCTCGAGGCGCGTCCTGGTCTCTGGGATGCGGCCGCCCAGCCCGAGCGGGATCTTGTGCTGCATGTGGGCACGCTGGCGCAGCCCGTCCAGGGCCGCCATGCTGCGGGCGAGCTCGCCCTCCAGCTGACAGGTCGGTCCGCCGCAACCGGGAGCGCTCTCCTCGCTGAGCCGGCCCGAGGCCCGCAGCCGGGTCTCCATCTCGGTCTCGGAGATGGTCACCCCATAGGCGATCTCGAACCGGACGCCCTGGTGGTCGGGGTCGTCGTAGATGAGGTGGCCGTACTCGTGATAGGCGACCATCACCGGGTCCTCGCCCACCTCGTCCACCGGGCCGCCGTACACCTGGCAGTGGTGGACGGGGTCGTTGGGGCTCCCCACCCGGGTGTAGAGACCGAGCAGGCGGTCGCCCCGGCCCACCGGCGTCCCCGCCCGCTGGAGCGCCTCAAGGTCGGCCCGCGAGGGCTGGGCCATCACGTCCAGCGGGCAGGCGTCCATGAGCGCCTGGGCCTTGGTGGGCACCCGCCAGTACATCCCGGTGGGGCCGAAGAGCCCCTCCTCGATCACGCCCGCCATGGCCACCTGCTGGGAATAGCCGAACCTGCTCACGGCCGGATCATCCCATCCCACGGGTGGGGCCGGGGAGTTCCCCCGCTACCGTCGCCAGGCGATGGTGCGATCCAGATCGCGCCTGTCGATCACCCTGGCCACGAAAGAGCGTACCGACGCATCGGTCAATGATGGTGCGCGTGCAGCGGCACGGGGCGGCGGCGGGCCACGCCCGCCCGGGCGGCGCGGCGGAGCAGCGACCGGCTGATCGTCCCGCCCAGCTGCCGGCGCGCCTTGAGCAGCTCCCCGGAGAGCCGGGCCGTCTCCCGCCTCAGATGGTCGGCGTGCGCCCGGATGCGGCGGCGCTCCTCGAGCAGCTCCTCATACCCCCGCTCCGACTCCTCGCCGTACACGTCGCGCGCGGTGAAGCCGCCCTGGCGGGCGTGCTCCAGGCGGGCGAGCCGCGACCGGTGGCTCTTGGAGCCCTTGGCCTCGATCTGGGCGCTGGTCCAGTCCAGCGCCTGGCGGAGGGCCTCGCCCTCCTGCTCGATCCCGTAGAGGTCGCGCTCGATCTCCTCCACGTCCTCGTCGGTGTAGGGGAGGGGGACGAAGGCGCGCCGGGCCGCCTCCCGGATCCCGCGCAGCCGCTTGCCGACCGGGCAGGGGTGGCTCCCTCCGCCGCCGCACCCGCACCTGGAGGTGCGGAGCCGGGGATAGGAGATCACGCAGGCGAACCGGCCCCGGGGGTCGCGCGGCTGGCTCACGCCGCCCTCCCCCGCCGCCGCAGGTAATTGAAATGGCAGCGGAGGGCGTGGTCCAGGAAGCAGATCGGGCAGCGGCAGCCCCAGTTGCTGTACCCGTTCCGCCCATGGCGCGGATCGCCCGGGGGGAGGCCGCGCTGGCGGCGGCGTGCGTGCAGGACGCGGGCATGGGCGGCGGCGCCCACCATGCACGGCTTGCAGTGGCAGCCCCGGGCGTAGCGGGCCACGGTGCCATGCTCCGGCATCACCGCCCCCCGGATCTCGGGTGGCCCAGCCTCGCCGTGGAGGCGGATGCGATCCCCATGGACATGGCAGTACCCACTGCCGCCCCGGTACCAGCCACCATCCCGAGTGCAGCCCTCCACCCGGCAGGCTCGCGCCTCGAGCGGCGGGTGCCAGCCGCGCCCCCGGAGGGGCAGGCCACGGATCCTCACGAGGTCGCGGCAGATCCCCTCCGAGACCCCGAAGAGCCGGTCGATCTGGCGCGTCGTCAGCCGCCCCTCCAGGTACACCGCCGCCATCGCGTCGCGCTCTGCGGCGGTCAGGTGGTAGGTGGGGCGCCCGCTCACCGCTTGCCGCCGTGGCGGTGGTGGTGGATGGCCGCCGCGTGGCGGCTCCGGTACCGCCCGGTGGTTCGCTCGCCCTTGCGGCGGGCGCGCTGGGGACGGTTGCGGGCGGGCTCCTCCTCGATGAAGCTCAACTCCAGGCCACCGATCCGCACCCGGTGGGGGGGCGGCGCGGCCGCGCCGCCGCCGCGAGAGGAGGTAGCCCGGTGAGAGGATGCCAGGGGGGCCGGCGGGATGCGGGAGAACTTCGCAGGATCCGGCACCCCCTGGCGCCGCTTGATACGGTACTCCGCCTCGCGCCCGTATGCCTCCCAGTTGACCGATGGGTCGCGGGGATTGAAGCCCTGGGCCTCGGCGATGCGCCGACCCAGGGTGGCGAGCTCAGCGGGCCGGGTGTCCGCTACCACCGCCCCCTACCGTCCCCGCCGCCGCCGGGTCGCCCATCCCTTCCTGGCCGCCGCCGACCGCTTGGCGTGGCTCTCGCCCTGGACGATGCGGCGCAGCGTCAGCGCGAGCCGCGCCCGCTTGCCCTTCGTGCCTGGCGCCTTGGCGGCGGCGCGGAGCTTGGCCACCGGGATCTTCTCGCTCTGGGGGACATGCAGCTGCCGGTGCAGGGCGCCCGGCTTGCCCTTCTTCAGGGCCTCCTGGATCCAGCGCGTGCGAGCCATGTCTTCAGCCTCCCGTGTTATCAGCCAAACCGGCCCATCCGATCGCGCCGCTGGGCCCGCGCCGCCACCCGGCGGCGCTCCAGTTCGCGGCGCTCCTCGGCGCTCAGATCCGCCTCGCCGAGGCGGGGGCGGGGGCGGCCGCGCCCCTCGTGGTACTTCACCCAGCGCCGCGCCGCCTCGCCCGCCTGGGCCTGCGTCCGCCTGGTCCCCGCCGCCCCCTGCGAGCGGTGGACGACCCGGCCCCCCCCGTCGCGGATCACCGCGATCACGGCCTCACCGTGGGTGACGTACTCGATCTGGTACCCCCGGTAGGCGGGCATCAGTGGCCTCCGAAGACGAAGGCGCGGGGATGGGCGATGGGGTGGCCCGCCCGCTCGGCGGCGTGCACCTGCTCCCAGCGCACATCGGTGCGGGTGCGGGCATGGCCAGCGGTGGTGATGATCCCGTGGCCGCCGCCCATCACCCGCCGGTACTCGGCGAGATCCTGGTGGTGGCGCCAGATCGCGTACTGCACCGCCTGGCGACGGATCGCCGGGGTCCAGCGCGGCTCCCTGGCCGCCGCCTTGTCAATGGCCGCCTCGATCTCCCGCGCCACCTCCTGATCGGGCGTGCCCACATGGACGCGGCCGAGGTGGAAGTCGATGGCCCGAGTTGGCACCAGGGGATCCACGCGCGGCTTCCGCTCCACCGCCATCGCTACCTCCCTCCGTGCGCGTGCGTGTGGACGGGCACCGCGCGGCGGCGCCAGTACGGCTGCGGGTTGAGACTGGTCGAGCCGTGCAGCACCCGCTCAACGTAGGCCTCGCGGTAGGGGTTGCTCGCCGGGATGGAGATGCCCTGGTGGTGCACATGCTCCCCGAAGATGCGGGAGAGGTCATCCTGATCGGACTTCGTCATGCCCCCGTACTGATCCAGTCGCGACGGTGGGGCGGTCACCGTGATCCAGCCCCAGGCCGTGCCCCGGCCGCCGCGCACGCTCCAGGTCTTGGTGCTGCGGCGGCGCAGCCCGGCGCGCAGGGCGGTGATCGCCTTGTTGCGGTCGTTCTCCCGCATCGCCATCGCTAGCGCCCTCCGTGCGCGTGGGTGTGGACGGGGGCGGTGCGGCGGCGAGCACGCCCACCCACCAGCCGGAGGTGGCGCGAGAAGTTGCCCTCGCCATGGATCTCGCGGTGCACGGGGCCGAGGAGTTCCCACATCGCCCCGAACTTGTGCTGCCAGCGCTCACCGTTGGCGAGCCGCACCACCTGGCCCGGCCCGGGCACCGAGGCGATCCGCTCCGAGGCCCGGCTCCTCGAGCGCCCCGGGGCCACCTTCAACTCCACCCAGTGGTTGCTGTGATAGTGGATCGTGTAGGTGTCCCCGCTGCGGACGATGCGCGGCCCGTGGCCGCCCCAGGAGAGCACCCTCGTGTACCACGCGTGCTCGGCGGGGATGTCCACGTCCTGGCCGATGAAGTAGTTCTCCAGGGTGTGGCTGCGCGCCGAGACGGCCCGATCCCACATCGTCCGAGCCTCGATGCTGTTGCGCTTGACCGTGACCAGCTCAGCCATCGCTACCGCCTCCGCTTGCTGAACCGGCCGTCACGGTGCCGGGGCTGCTGCCGGGCCTGGCGGGATCGCCGAGCGAGCTCTACCTGGAGCGCTGAGGGGCGGCGGCGGTAGTAGCCGGAGGGGCGGGCGTTCTTGCCGGCGGTCGTGATCGACACCGCCCCCGCCTTGTTCTGGGCTAGGTAGCCGGCCGCGATCAGCGACCGCACCGCCGCCGCCGCCGCCTGCGGCGAGATGTCCTTGCGGCGGAGTTCATCCTGGCGGTACCCGCTCTTGATCCCGCCATAGATGTTGAGCACCTTCCCCTCCACGTCGCTCAGCGGCGCCGCCGGGGCCGCGAGGCTGAGGCTCTGCAGCAGATCGGGGTGCGCGTAGATGGTGGCGAAGGTGCGCGGGTAGCCCTCCTCGCCCTTTATCAGCACCGTCCCCGGGGGCAGCGTCCGCTTCGTCGTGTCCAGATCCACCCGGTTCCGGGGGTTGAACATATTGGCCCCGCCCCACGACCCCATCATGGTCTCGTGGCGACCGGTCACCATGTCGACCAGGGTGGCGAAGCCGCGCTGGCCCGCCCCACCGCTCACCGTCAGCGAGACCTCGGTGGCAGGCACGACGCTGATGTCCCTGGCCCCGTACTTCACGCTGGCGAGCGCAGAGCGGATCGCTGGGCTGAGCCGCTTGACCTCAATCTGGGCCATCGCCGCTACCCCCCCCCGTGCGCGTGGGTGTGCAGCGGGGCGGCGCGCTTGCGAAGGTGCCCATAGGAACTCTTGCCGCTACGATGGGTGCGCCCGTGGCGAAGATCCGCCTCATGCTGCCAGCGGCGCACGGTGGCCCTCAGCTCGGGCGTGCTCTCCACCACGTCCGCCGTGTCACCCATCCGCCGCCAGGCCACGGCCTCGCGATACGCCTGTCCCGGCAAGCGGATGGGGCCAGTCCAGCCCTCGTGGCCGCTCGCAGTGACATGGTGGACGTAGAAGCTCACCGCTACCGCTCCCCGTGGGCGTGGTGGTGGATGGGGGCACGATGGCGACGGGCCGCGCCGGAGCGGACCGGGAGTGACCTCCGGCCCAGGAGATGCGTCTCCCTCATCTCCTCGCGCTTCCACCGCTGCGCGGCGGCCTCGGTGCTGAAGTCCTGAAACTCCACGGGCTTGCCCTGCTCATCGACCACCGTGCCGCGCCACTTGCCGTTGGCGAGATGAGTGATCCTCACCAGGGCGCTGCGGGTGCGCGAGCGTCCGACGGCTGCCCTGATCGCCTTGGCATCGGTGCGCGAGAAGCCGATCATCGGATCCGCCTGGGCCAGGATGGTCGAGTCGTAGGCGGGATCCCAGGTGATGACACTTGGGCTCCCTGGCGCCTGAGAGATGAGCGCGAAACCACGCTCCCACGGCCGGGGTGCCAGCATCATCAGCTGGCGCACGCTCCGGGGACTCCCCATCCGCGCCATCCGCCGCCCCATCGCTACCGCCCTCCGTGGGTGTGGCTGTGCAGCGGGGCGGCGCGACGGCGCGCCAGCCCAGAGGCGAGCAGTGCCCAGTGCGTCCTCCGGCTCCGTCCCTTGACGGCGACATTCACCTGGGTGCTCCCGGCCCACGAGATCTCGCGGCCGGTGTCCAGCGTGACCACCACGCGCCCGAGATCCCGACGCACGGCGATGACATCGCGCAGATCAGCGTGCCCGGATCCCGGGTGGTACACCTGGACCGCGTCTCCCACTCTCAGCCGCCTAGCGGGGCGCTGGACGAAACTCACCGCTGCCGCCTCCCATGGGTGTGGCTGTGCAGCGGGGCGGCGCGGCCCCGGGGGCGGCCCTTGGCGTGCTGCAGCGCATAGCGCTGGGCAAGCCCCAGGCTGCGGTAGCTGGAGAGTTTGTTCGGACCCGCCTGCTCCTCCACCACGAGCCGCTCGCCGCGACGGCGGGCCTCCGCGCGGCGGGCGGGGCTCTGGAGGTTCCGCATCATGCGGACGAACCGTGCCGCATCGCTGCGGCTGGGCAGATCAGAGCCCAGCACCACGAAACCGTCGGGCCGCTCCAGGAAGACGCGGTATAGGGGCATCGCTACCGCCTCTTGCGGCGACGCGCTCGGCCCGTGAACGGCCCCACCGTGACCCGGCCGTTCGGGTGGACGCGCACCCGCATCTTGTAGGCCAAGCTGGGCCACTGCGCGACCTCACCGGGGGTCAGATCAAACTCGATGTAGCCCGGATGGCGGGTGCCGTCGCCAGCCCGGGCTGCGGCCCGGAAATACTCAGCGATGCTCTGAGACATTGGCTACCGACCTCCGTGGCCGTGGGTGTGGATGGGGGCAGTACGGCGCCGACGGCGTCGGGCACGACCCTCTGGCAGGAGGCGCACCTCGAACTTCTTGCGGCCACCGGGTCGCATGTCCCCGCGCAGGAAGTACACCTCTGGACGCTTGTGCTCGCCCGTCATGTGCTCCTCCCATACCGCCTCCGCCCAGCGGCGGGCGGTACGGTCATCGGGCGCGTCCACGAGCACCATCAGCCCACCCGTGCCAGGTGGCCAGTCACGGGTGTGTCCCACCACGCCCATCATGTCCACATGCCTGGCGATCGGGTACTCGGCCATCGCTACCGCCTCCGATGCCGCGTCGCGGCCGGGTGCGAGTAGGGATGTGCGGGATGGCGGTGGTAACGCACCGCGCGGCGCCGAGCTGTCCCGCCCGCCGCCAACCGCCTCGCGGCCGCCTTGGCCGCCGCCCCCGAGGGCCACGAGTGGAACACGTCGCCCACCGGGCCGTCGATGGTATCCATGCCCCCGCTAGCATTGAGGCGCTTGACCCGGAAGATCCTGGCGCCCCCGCCGGGAGGCTGCTGCGACTCGGTGAAGTAGATGCCCCCAGGCCCGGTGTAGCCGACGGCCGGGAACCGGCTGCCGAAGAACCGGTTGCTCTGGCGGTCGAAGAAGTGGTGCTCCCGGCCCGCCGCGCGAGCACGCTGTAGGTAGAGATCGCGGATCTCATCCATCCCGATCTCATCTCGGGCCATGGCGGCACCCTCCCGGCGGCTGGCTTGCCACCGTACACCGCACCGTACACCTCTCCGGCCCGGGAGGACAAGGGGGTGGCGCGATTGCCACTTTCAGTGCATCGCGAAGTAGTCGCGATCCCGACGCGCGACCTCCTTGAGGGCGCGATTCCAGGCGCGGCGACAAGTCGCCGACTCCGGCTCTGGATCGGGCGGCGGGCTGGCGGCGGTCGGTGCCGGGTCAGGAGCGGGGGGCATGACGAACCAGGATCTCCCGCAACAGGGCGCTCATGGATCGACCGTCCCGCAGCGCCCGCCGCCGGTAGCGGCGGAGCAGGGGATCGGGGAGGCGGAGGGTCACTCTGGGCGTCTTGCCCGCACCGGAGAGCGAGCGCCGTCCCGCAAAGGCCGCCGGCCCGGGGACGGGCGTCCCGAAGTCGTCAGGTCCCATGGCCTCGAAGCGGTCGGCATAGACGGCCGCCTCGCTCTCGGTGATGCCGTCACGGCGGCGCGTGAGTGCCATCAGAGGTGCCTCGCGTAGAGACGGCGCCAGACCCGTCTCAACCTCATCGCGTGGACGATGGCGGATCCCTCACGGGTCTCCACCACGCCGACCTCGAGCGGCACGCCGCTGGCGTCGTGGCCGAGATGCATCCTCATCTCGCCTCGGGGAACGACGACCACGGTGTTGCGGTACGCCTCCAGCATCCGCCGCACCGAGATCCGGTGCCGATGCGCCGACTGAGCGATCCTCGGCTCCACATTGAACCGATTATGTCAGACGGCCGAGGGGATGTCACCCGGGGCTCTGGGGGGCCGGGGGTTGCCCACGGAGATAGGACCTTTGGACGGGATTCTGTCTCAGATCCCCCGGCCCCTCGGCCCCCGATCCTACGCCCTCCCGCCCCCTAGCACACCGGCTCCGGCGGGGGTAAGATGCCAAGCGCCCCCCGGAAGCCTCGTCCTCCCGGGGGGCGCTTTTCCCCACACATCGACCCCAAGGATGCCTTCTATGGAGCGATTGCCGGGTAGGGTACCACATCTGCACAGGTTGTCCACATCCTCCACAGGACGTGGGGGTCGGGCACCGGGCCGATGACCGCCTCGGCCACCGTCACCCGCTACACGCCGAGCAGGCCCTGCCCCATCTGCGGGGGCAACGACCGGCTCCGGCGGGGCAAGGGGGTGCGCTGCGCCGGGTACCTCACCGGTGACGGCCGGGTGGCCTTCTGCAGCCGCGAGGAGAAGGCGGGCTCGCTCCAGGTGGCGGGCGACAGTAACTGCTTCCCCCACCGCCTCGAGGGCCGCTGCGGCTGCGGGGTGAGCCACGGCGAGGCCCCGCCGCCGCCCCTGAGGAGGGCGCCGCGCGACACGAGGCCCTGGCGCCCCGTCGCCCATTACGACTACCACGACCGCGACGGCAATGTCCGCTACCAGGTGATCCGCCTGGAGCCCGATCCCAATCCCGATGGCGACAAGCGCTTCACCCAGCGCCGCCCCGACCCGCTCCATCCCGGCCGCTGGATCGAGGGGCCGGGGGCCATGGAGAGCGTCCAACTACTGCCGTACCGGCTCCCCGACCTCCTCAAGGATCCCAAGCGCCTCATCCTCATCGTGGAGGGCGAGAAGGCCGTCGACGCCCTCCGCCGGCGGGGCCTGCCCGCCACCACCTGCCCCATGGGCGCGGGCAAGTGGTGGGACGCGGGCGGCGACTGCCCCCGCACCGAGCTCACCTCCTGGATGCTCGCCGACGTGGCGGGCCGGGGCGACAACCGCCTCCCCGTCGTCATCGGTGACAACGATGACGCCGGCCGCCGGGGCGCCGAGGCCGCCTGCCGCGCCTTCGCCGCCACCGGGCTCGACCCCCAGATCCTGGAGCTGGTCGGTGTCAAGGAGCACGGCGGTGCCGACGACTGGATCGACCAGGATCCAACCCGCACCGCCCGCGACCTCATCGCCCAACTTCCCGGGCAGCGCTGGCTCGACCTCCATCCCACCGAGGCCCAGGGGCAGGAGCCAGAGGGCGGCGGAGGGAACGGGGGAAATGGCAATGGCCATCATCCCCAGAGCGACGGCCACGGCTCAGAGCCAGGCCAGGTGCTCCCCGAGTTCAGCGACACCCGCAATGCGGAGCGCTTTGCCAGCCGCCACGGCGCGGGCGCCCGGTACGACCATACCCGGGGGCTCTGGCGCCTCTACACCGGCACCCGCTGGCGGCTGGACGGCACGGAGCAGTGCATGACCCTCGCCAAGGAGACGGTCGCCCGCCTCCCCGAGGAGATCCCCGCCTGGTGCGACGACGCTAGGGCGCGCCACCGCCTCCACCGCGAGATCCTCGCCTGCGAGTCCACCATGCGCCTGCGCGCGCTGCTCGCCAACGCGCAGTCGCGCCTCCACTCGACCCACGAGACCTGGGATCCCGACCCCTGGCTGCTCAACTGCGAGAACGGCACCGTCGATCTCCGCACCGGCCAGCTGCACCCCCACAACCCCGACCAGATGCAGTCGCGGCTCGCCCCCTACCGCTTCGACCCCGACGCCCGCTGCCCGCAGTGGGACGCCTTCCTGGAGCGGGTGCTGGGCGGCGACCACGAGCTGATCGCCTTCGTCCAGCGCGCCGTCGGTGTCTCCATCATCGGCGAGATCCTGGAGCATGTGCTCTTCGTGCTGTACGGCACCGGGGCCAACGGCAAGTCCACCTTCCTCAACGTCCTGAGCTTCCTGCTGGGCGACTACGCCCGCGCCGCCGACCCCACCCTCCTCCTCGATCTCGGTCACCCCTCACACCCGACGAACGTCGCCGAGCTTCGCGGTGTGCGGATGACAGTGATAGCGGAGCCCGAGGGGAAGCTGAACGAGAGCCTCGTGAAGGTGCTGACGGGTGGCGACATCCGGTGGGCGCGGTTCATGTTCCGCGACGCCTTCACCTATGTGCCCTCGGACATCCCGTGGATGAGCACGAACCACAAGCCCCTCGTCACCGGCAACTCGGAGGGGATCTGGCGGCGGCTGCGCCTGATCCCGTTCACGGTGCTGATCCCGCCCGAGGAGCGCGACCCCAACCTCGCCCGCCGCCTCCTGCGCGAGGAGGCCCCGGGCATCCTGCGCTGGTGCGTCGACGGCTGCCTCGCATACCAGCGCCAGGGCCTGGGCCAGTCGCCAGCGGTGGAGCGGGCCACCCGCCAGTACCGCACCGAGATGGACTCGATGGCCGCCTTCCTGGAGCAGGAGACCATCCCATCGGCGGCCGATTCCGTCTCGGCCGCTGAGCTCTTCCACCGGTACAAGGACTGGTGCGAGGGCTCCGGCGAGCGGCCGACCTCGCAGCGCTTCCTCGGCCTCCGGCTCAGCGAGCGTGGGCTGACCTCCTTCCGATCCGCGCACAATGGCAACCGCACCCACTGGCGCGGCCTCCGGCTGCGGATGGTCGGCGAGCAGCTCGCCCTCGCACCCGGTGACGACTCCCTCCTCGCCGACTGCCAGGCCGTCTGCCGAGCGCTCTGGGCCGAGGGGAAGGAGGCCCGCGAACTCTGCTCGCTCATCCTCCAGACCCACGGCTGGGAGGCTGAGGGCCAGCCGTCCGAGTGGCTGGTGGCGCAGGATCGGGATGTCCTTGAGGCCATACTCCCCGAGGCGCAGACCTCGCTCGCGGAGATCCGGCAGCGGAAGGGACGGTAACGGGGCATCACGGAGGGACGGCGTGAGCGACAAGAGCGTGATCGAGTGGACGGATGCATCGTGGAACCCGGTCACCGGCTGTGCCGAGGTCTCCCCGGGCTGCGACCACTGCTACGCCAAGCGTTTCGCCGAGCGGTTCCGGGGCGTCCCCGGTCACCCCTACGAGCAGGGGTTCGACCTCACGCTCCGGCCCGAGCGGCTCGACCAGCCCCTTCGGTGGAGGCGGCCCCGCCGGATCTTCGTCAACTCGATGTCCGACCTCTTCCACGCCGACGTACCCCAGGCGTTCATCGCCCAGGTGTGGGACGTGATGGTCTGGGCGGACTGGCACACCTTCCAGGTGCTCACGAAGCGAGCCGAGCGGATGGAGCGCCTCATCAGCAGGGCCTGGGGAGACGAGTTGCTCCGGCGAAAGATCTACCGGAATGTCCTCGAAAGCCTAGAGCCGCCCGCGAACATCTGGCTTGGGGTGAGCGTCGAGAGCACCGCGTACTACTCCCGCATCCGCCACCTCCAGCGCACGCCAGCCGCAGTGCGGTTCCTGAGCCTGGAGCCGCTCCTGGGACCTCTGCCCCACCTCCCGCTGGAGGGGATCGGCTGGGTGATCGTGGGCGGCGAGAGCGGCCCCGGGGCGCGTCCGATGCATCCGCACTGGGTGCGTGACATCCGCGACCAGTGCCAGCGCGCGGGCGTCCCCTTCTTCTTCAAGCAATGGGGGGAGTGGCGCGCCATGGAGAGGTGGGGTGAGGGTGACCAGACAGGCCATCTCGGACCACCGACCGTGACGCTGCTCGACGGCTGTCTGCTCCGGCGCGTCGGCAAGCACGCCGCCGGCCGGGAGCTTGACGGCCGCACCTGGGATGAGTACCCGGTGCGGGCGGCGTGATGGCCGCACCGCGACCGCCACTCTTCCCGACCCAGCGCCCGGGCCGCGATCCGGACATCCTGGATGTCCTGGCCTGGTGGGTCAGCACGGCTCCCAAGGGCCAGGCCCGTGAAGAGCGGATGGAACTCTGCACGCGCTGCCTGGGCGCCTTGCTGGGGGGGTTGGTCGAGCGGATCAGCCCGGCCTCGATAGGGCTGGCGGGGACGGTGACGGGCACAGCCGCACCGCCCGTCGATGAGGGGGGCGGCCAGGCCGATCCAGCGCCGCCACCCATCCCTGACCTATCGGAGCGCCTGGCCGTCCTCGAGGCGTGCCGCCGCCATGAGCGCGCCTTCGCCGCCATCACCATCCAGGAGGAACTCGGCTGGCGAGGGGCCGACCGGTACGACGCCGTCCGGGCTCACCTCGATGCCCTCGCCGCCATCGGCCACCTCGAGGCCATGCCCCGCGGCCGGTTCCGTGCTCCGGCGCGGCGCGAGGTGATGAGCGAGGTGCTCCAGGCCCGCCACGGGATCCCCGCCGAGGACGCGGAGCGGATCGCCGGCGAACTCTCGGAGACCCGACCCGCGCTCCCAGAGACTCCAACCGCCACCGACGGCGGGCAGCCGTATCCTCCCCGGGGCCGCGACCCTGAGCTCGCCGCGAGCTTCCCCGACCTGGAGATGGAGGCGGCGCGCCGGCGGGCCACGACCCTCAGCAACGGCGCTATCCTCACCCGCGCCATGGTGCTCGACGCCTGCCGTCGCCTGGACGGTGGTTTCGCTGCCCGCGAGGTGGCCCACGCGCTGGGGGAGAGCGACATCACCCGCCTCTTCACCCACCTCTCCTCACTGGAGCGCGGCGGCGAGTTGGAGCGGGTGATGAGGGGCCGGTACCGCGTGCGCCGCTACCGGTGACCTCCCCCCTCCCTCCGGAGCGCCGGGCTGAACTCCACGTCCTGGTCGACCAACTGCTCGACCAGGAGCCGCTCTGGGAGGGAGCACTGCGCGCGATGATCGCGGTGGTCCGGTACGGCAACGGCCTGAGCCCTCTGCCACCACCGCTGCCCGCACCCACGCCAGAGCCCGATCCTGACCAACCGCTCACCTGGCGGCAGCGTGGGTTGGAGCCTGAGGCGGGCTTCATCGAGGAGGAGTGCCTGGTCGACGCCGAGGGCGATCTCAGCTCCGCCGAGGTCTTCCAGCGTTTCTGCTCCTGGTGGACAGTGAACGCCCTCGGCAAGCCCGGCCGGCAGCCCAGCCGCCGCCTCCTCGGCCTCCGCCTGAACGACTACGGCTTCGGCCAGTTCCGAGCTGCCAGAGACGGCAACCGGACCCACTGGCGTGGGATCGCCTGGCGCGATCCTGAGGCGTTTCTGCTCCAACATGGGTGAGAACCCCCACCTCGAGCCTCCGCCGCCCGGCCCGTAGGCGCGATCCGTGGCCTTCTCACGGGCCGCACGAGATCAGCGTTACAGCATTGACAGCGAGCCGGCCCTTTAATGGCTCGCTCGGAAACGGTCGGCTCTCCCCGTGCGTGCCTCTGCGCGTGGGCGCGCGTGAGCGCTTTAAACGCCTTTCTGACTGTACAAGGTGTATGCCGAATACGGCCGTGACGCGATTGATTCCCAAGGTGTGAGGAGGATCGCTCCGTTTGGGGGTTTTTGGAGGCTCCGTAGCCGGGCTACCTAGGCTTCGTAGCCAGGCTACCGCCGACGGGTCTGATCTCACCGTAGCCAGGCTACCGCAGGGTCGTAGCCAGGCTACGAGAGGGGCGTAGCCAGGCTACTGAGTCGTAGCTAGGCTACAGCGTGGGGCATGCATGGGCTACAGGCGGCGTGATAGGGTGCGGAACGATGGGACGGGAGGACGCTCGAGCAGAGTTGCAACGGCTGGGTGCAGCGCGGCGCGCGGAGCTTGAGGCCGCCCGACGAGTCCAGGCGGAGATCATCGCTACCGTCCTGGAGGAGGTTGACGCTGGACGCTGGTCCGTGGCCAAAGTGGCAGAGCTGTTGCGGGTGAATCAATCGACGGCTTCGCGGATGATCTCGAGGGCGCGGCGGCGGCGTGAGGCGGCGCGCGGCAATGGCTAAAGCGGATCCGAAGCGGACTCTGGAGCGCTTGGGTGGTCAGCGACAGCGGTACCTTGCCGCAGCGCGCGAGTTGCAGGGCAGGATCCTGCCCATCCTCATCGAGGAGGTGGAGGCTGATCGGCTGGGGGTGGGCGAGGCCGCCGCCCTACTGAAAGTGAAGCACCCAGTGGTTTCCAAGATGATCGCGCGGGCGCGCCGGCGGGCGGAGAGGGAGGCTGAGGCGTCCCGCCAGGTGACCGAGGCGGACTTGGAGGCGGTGGAGCGGCGGCTGGGATCCTGAGAGCGAACTCGGCACGGGGCGGGAACGGTGATGCACAATGCGGGCCGTGGGACGGCCTGGACGCCATGGCGAGTCGGCGGCGCGTCGCGACCTCAAACGGGCGGTGGACATCCTCCTGGACGCCAACCCCCAGGTGGAGGACGAGCTGTCCGAGTTCTGCGCCCAGCTGGAGCAGACGGGCGGGGCGGTGATCTCGGCCGTCGATGGGATCCATGGCGCCCTGGCGGCGCTGGGCCGTCTGCAGAGCCTCGCGGGGCGCGAGCGGTGACGGTGGCAGGCCAGCCGCTGGGCGTCTGCCGGGTGCCCCACTGCGGGCGGCCGGCGCTCCGGATCGGTGGCCAGTGCTCCTGGCACGCCCAGCGCAAGCAGGTACTCGAGCCCGCCCAGGTGGAACTGCTCTTCCCCGAGGAGGGCGAGCGCGAGCGGCGGCAGCGGCGGGCCATCCTCGCCGCCACCGACCGGCTGCTCAGCGCCTGCGAGCGGCTGGCCGACGAAAAGGGCGCCGAGGCCCTGGTGCCCCCCCGCCTGGTGGAGCTCTACGCGGCCATGGGCGGCTGCACCGTCTGGGGCGACGCCTGGCCCACCGCCGTCGACCTCCACGAGGCCCTGCTCGCCATCCAGGAGGGCCTGGTTCGCCGGCCCGTGCTGGGGGCGGCGCTAACACCCTCAGTCCGGGTGGAGATCCATCGGTGATATGGCACTGCGGGGCGTGCGGCGAGTACGTGGAGGGATACGACCACCCGATGGCCCTGATCCTCCGCCATCTCCTGGAGTGCCCGCGGACGCGGGTCGTGCGGCTCCGGCGCCACCACCGCCCCTTCCCGACGGCCCGCCGCCGCTGACCCACATCTGGCGCTGGCGCGCTCGGCTGCCAGAGCGCTTCGGCGAGCGCTGCCGGGTGGAGGCGCGCGGGGCTCGAGGCACCATCCTGGTGCGCTTCGCCGATGGCTTCGCGGTGACCACCTCCTGGCACGCGGTGCGCCGGGCCGGGCCTCCCGGCGCCTGATCTCCCTGCGGCGCCCGGGTGGCCCGTAGCATCGGGGCCATGGCGCTGACGCTCGCCCAGTTCATGGCCCAGTATTCGGGGCAGACGGTCGATGACTGCGGCGGCTTCCCGCCGGGGGAGTGTACTTCGCTCGCCTGCCTCTGGTGCGTCAACCTCGGCCTCTCCACCCCGTGCGGCAGCTGCGGCGCGCCCGACCACTGCGACGGGGTGTGCTGGCAGGGGAGCGGCTATCCGGGCTGGACCTGGATCCCCAACGGGCCAGCCAACTTCCCGTCCCCGGGCGACCTCGTCTGCTTCCGGGGCGGCTGCCACTCGATCGGGGCGAGCGGGCATGTGGACATCTGCATCTCGGCCGATCCCGGCAGCTTCCAGTCGTTCGCCCAGAACTGGGATGGCGAATACTGCCAGGTGGTCACCCACACCGACTATGCCTGCGTGGTGGGGTGGCAGCACCCGGGGGTGACTCAGCCGGCGCCGGCGCCAGCCCCGGCTCCAGCGCCGCCCCTGCCCACCTGCAGCCCCGCCTGCGACTCCTGCTCAGCCTGCCAGGGTGGCCGATGCGTCTCCTCCTGCCCGGCGGGTTGGAGTTGCTCTGGGGGCCTCTGCGCCCCACCACCCTCGCCCCCAGCCGCAGCGCCAGCGCCGGCGCCTCTCAACCCGGCGGTGCCGGTTGTGGCCGCCTTGGTACTCGCGGCCCTGACCGGGGTGGCCGCCTGGCAGGCGACTCGCCACCGGCCCGGCCCGGGCCTGGGAGGTGGAGCGTCGCCACGGGCTGCCAGGCGGCCCCAGGCGGCCCCAGGGCCGCCGCTCACCCCCTCCGCGACCGCTGCGGCGGGGCACGGTTTCGGGAGCGGCGGATGAGCGTCTCGGTGGCCCAGCGCGTCCAGCTGGCCTATGCCGCCGGCTTCCGCAACAGCGACGCGATAGAGGCGCTCTCCATCATCGTCGCGATCTCACTGGCGGAGTGCGGGCTGGGAGGGGCGTGCGAGACCGGCTGCAACCCCGACTGCTGCGGGTGCGGCTGCTCCTCGGGGTGCGAGAGCTGCGGCGTGCTCCAGGTGTTCCAACCCTGCCACCCGGGCACGGCGGCGTGCGCCAGCGACCCCACCTGCGCCTTCACCCTCGGCTACGCGCTCTCCAGCGGCGGGGTGGCCTTCTCGCCCTGGTCCACCTACACGAGCGGCACCTTCCAGGGCTACATGACGGCGGCGCGGGCCGCCATCCAGGGCCTGCCACCGCCCATCGGCCCCGCCCCGCCGTCCCCTCCGCCGTGCCCCATCTGCGACTCATGCTCCGCCTGCCAGTCGGGCACCTGCGTCTCTCGCTGCCACGCGCCTGCGGTGTGCAGCGACGGGGCCTGCATCGTGCCCTGCTCACCCGCCTGCGACCAGTGCTCCGTGTGCTCTGGGGGCACCTGCGTCTCCTCTTGCCCGGCCGACTGGGACTGCCTGGGCGGCCTCTGCGCCCCGCCGCTCATCCCGGTGGCGCCGGGGCCGGGGGCACCGCTGGCCCGTGCCTCGGTGATCGCCTTCGGCCTGCTCTCCGTGATCGGGGTGGTCGGCACCGCCTACGCGATCAGCCGCACGGGCTGGGGCCGAGGCGCCGCCCGCGACACCCTGGCCGTGCTCCGGCCGGGGGGCGTCCCGGCGCTGGGCCGCACGCTAACCCGCTCCACACCGGTCGCCCCGCTCACTCCGTCGCGGGCCGCCGCCAGCCACGCCTTCGGGGGCGGCTGAGCCCCGAGGGGAGGGGCGTCGAACCCCTCCCCCAGGATAAGAGGGAGATCAGATGGCCGGTTGCGGGCCGACCCGGCGCCGCAGCGCCAGGAAGCCCAGCAGGGCGAGGCCGGTGACCATGAGCACGATGCCCAGGCTGGTCATCAGCCCTCCGCTACCGCCTCCCGCCCCGGTCGTCGGGGTCACCGCTGGCACGGGCGTCGCGGTCGGCGACGGCGTGGCCGTGGGCGTGGGAGTTGCGGTCGGGGTCGGGGTTGCCGTCGGCGTTGCGGTCGGCGTGGGCGTCGGCGTCGGAGTTGGCGTGGGCTCAGCCATGGTGATCGTGGCCTCAGCCGTGCCCGTGGCCGTGCATCCCTCCTCGGCGCCAGCCTGTACTGTGATGTCGGTGGTCACCACGGTGCCCGGAGCGTTGGAGCCCACCGTGAAGGTGAAGCTGTCGCTCTTGTACTGGTGGGCGGCATCGGTGTAGGTGCAGGTCTCGCTGTTGGTCCCGGCGGTGCATACCGCAGAGCCATCCCCGTTGCTGACGAAGGTCAGCAGCCCGTCCCACGTCAGTGTGGTGGTCATGTCGGGGTACTGATTGACGTCCTGCTCTGCAGTCACCGTCAGAGTGGTGGTGTCACCCGGATTCAGGCCCGTGTTGGGAGGCCCAAAGCAAGGACTCCCTGGCCAGACGGGATCACAAGCTCCTACCGTTCCAGAGTCGTAGTCGATGTAGATCCCTGAATCGCCTGTGACCTCAGATGACCAGCCCGTATCAGTGTCCGAGGTCCACTCAGCCTGAACGTACTGGCCGTTGCTCTGCAAGAGCGAGAAGTTGTACGGCTGAGTTGTGCTCGTCTCATCAGTCGTAGTGACTCCAGTAGCGAAGGTGGAGTCTGCCGACTGCTCCACGGTCACGTCGTAGTTCGACTCCGGGCTACCAAACGAAACGGTGAAGGTGTAGTGCGCCGAATCGCAAGGACAGATCGCTGTGAGCGTTGGCGGAGCACCCCAGGCGAGCGCGGTCACCCCGCCGATAGCGAGCGCCCCCCCGCCTCCGATGGCGAGCGCCGCCGCGAACGGCGCCGCCCAGCGCCGCATGATGCTGTGTCCTGTCATGGTTGGTCCCTCCTGACCTCGCGAGGATCCTTCGCGCCCCCGCTGGAGGGCACCGTAGCACCATCTGCGGCGTTTGTCACGCTCCGGTGGCCTGGCGGTCGCGGAACGTCTGACGCGGAGTCGGCTGGGGGTTGCGCGCCCCAGCGGCGGGGCGCTACAGTGCGCCCGTGGCGATGCAGCGTACTGCCGCCGATCCTCCTCGATCCTCGGCTCCGCCCGTGGCGGTCACGGTCACCTGGACGGTGACGGTGGAACTGCTCGCGGCCGATCCCGACGTGGTTGATCGCACCCGGGGCCGGGGACCGATGGCGGCCGACTTCCAGGCGACCATGGGCTTGACCCAGCGGGCCAGCCTCGCCCGCCTGGGGGCCGCCACCGGCGTGTACGAGATCCCGCTCCACAGCCAGGTGGGGTGGGGCGACCTCCCCGATGACGCCCTAGAGGTCAAGGGCACCCGCTGGGACCTGGAGAGCGTCGCCGTCGATGGCCAGGAGGTACCCGATGGCTGAGATGGTCCGGACGATCAGCGACGTGGCCCGCGAGCTGCCGCCTCTGGGTCGGCAGGGGCGCTGGGTGGACGGCACCTTCCTGCCCAGCACCGCCTGGATCCGGATCACGGAGGGGTCGGAGCCGGGCCATACCCACGCCTGGGCGGCGGCACCGATCCCGGAGGGGGCTCTGGGCGGGGCGGCGGAGTGCCCCTGCGGTGCCCGGGCGCGCTGGCGCCCGGTCAGCCTCGGCCCCGAGGTGGAGCAGGCCACGGCACTCGAGGAGTTGCGCGACCTCGCGGCGCGGTGGGGCGAGCGGCTGCGGCGGGGGCTGCGCCTGGTGATGCCGTCATGAGCGCCCTGCCCTTCCCGGGCGGCGCCCGCCCCATCCTCCGGCGGGCCAGCTGCCCCCGCTGCGGCGAGGAGTTCCCCCACGACTGCGTGCCGGTGGGGCACAGCCTGAAGCGGATCCGCGCGGTGCTCAGCGACGGGACCGCCATCGACCCGCCGCTCAGCCTGGACGACGGCCGCATCGCCCGGATGGAGGTGCACTGCGCCTGCGGGGTGATCGCCACCGGCTCCGATCTCGGCCCGGCCATGACCGAGTGGGGCACCCACCTCTCGCTGGCGACATGACCGACGAAGATACTGCGTCCTCCTTAGAGCATTTTCCCGTGGTTACAACGCACACCCTCGTCCAGCGCCGGGCGGCGGCGGGACGGAAGGGGAGCCGAACCCGGAAGCGGATGCTGGCTGGGCGCACGGCCCCGCCCCGGTTCCGCGCCTCCGGCGTCCCCGGCGAGGAGCTGCGCGACCTCCGCCACCGTCTGAGCCTCAGCCTTGACGAGATCTCCGGCCAGGCGGGGCGGCGGGTGAGCTCGCTGCAGCGCGCCGAGGCCCGGCCCTTCGTCGGCCGCGCCACCTCCCTCCTGTACGCCGGGGCGATGGAGGAGCTGCTCGCCGCCCGGCTCGCCGAGGTGCGGGCCTGGCTGCGCCGCCACGGGCCACGGCCGTGAGGGAGCCCATGCACGTCTACTTCCTCTCCAGCCGTCGGGGACTGCGGCCGCCCGGCTGGCGGGTCTGGTGCCCGTGCGGTTGGGAGAAGATCACGGCGACCAAGGGGGAGGCGCGGACACTCGGCAACCGGCATCTGGCCTCGGTGGCGCCGGTCGGGGGGAGAAGGTGACCGTGGGTGCGGAAGAGCGGCAGGAGTTCGACGGCTTCATGGAGAGGCTGTCCGAGGCACTCAGGCTGCGAGGCGAACCCGACCGTCCGGTGTTGACGGACGGCGAACTCGATGCGCTCGAGATGCGGGAGCAGATCGTCAGTGGCACTCATCCCAATCAGGCGAGGAGGCTGGCGGCACGCGACACGCTGACCCTGCTCGCCGAGGTCCGGGCATCCCGTGCCGCCATCGCCCTCTACCACGAGGCCATCCAGGAGTTCGTGACGGCGCGGGCGGGGGCGACATGAGCAGGCAGACGCTCCGGGCGTTGGCCTTTGAGCGGGGCTATGCGGAGCGGAGCGGGATCAGCGTTGAGCGCCTCCGCCTCCTCGGCCGCGTGGTCGCACCCTGCCACTGCGGCCACTCGGGCTGCGAGAGGTACCAGTCACTCTCGCGGGAGGCGATGGAGACGGACCGTCCACTTGGCCGCGTCCCTCCCGGCTGGACATGGCCGCCCGACGTGATCGACCCGGCGGTCCGCGCCGGAGGCATCCATGTCCACTGATACGCGCCCGATCAGTGACCGGGAGTTGACCGCGACCACCGACGCCCAGGTGTGGGCGCGGGCCTTCCGGCAGCGGTTCCCGATCCAGGTCCGCAACGACGACCAGGAGCACACCCTCCTCGGCTGGTTCGCCAACGCCATTGAGAGGGGACGGATGGCGGGCGAGGCGGGCCGCGACCAGGCGTACCGGGAACGCAATGAGGTGGCGGCGGCGCTGTCCAGCCTCTTCCCCGCCTGGCTGGGGTTCGACCCCGATGAGGTCGGGTGGCCGGTCGTCTACATCGCCCTCCCCACCGGCCAGGTCTCCTGGCACATCGCGCAGGCGGATCTGCCCCTCTTCGCCCACCTCCAGACGGATGCGCGGCCGTGGGACGAACACACCCGGGAGGAGCGCTCAGCGCGGCTCGCGGCGCTCAGCCTGGCGGCCCCCCCACGCCTCCGCGCCCTGGAGCGGATTGAGGAGATCGAGCCCAGGAAACTACGCCGGATCGCGGACTTCCTGGATCTCATGGACACCCACCTCCGCATGCTGGGGGATGCGCTCCATGAGCCGATAGAGCCGGGCGACGAGATGCAGCATGACCTCCGGGAATGGGCAATCGAGATCGAGGAGGCGCGGGCCACCCGATGAGCGGTGCCGTGAGACCCAGGCGGCCCGTACCCGTAGCCCTGGCCAGCGTGCCAGCGGTGGACGACTGGGCGAGGCACCACGGGCTGGACATGGCGGAGCACCGCCGGCTGATCCTCATCTCCGCCAGCGAGCATCCCGGATCAGGCTGCGAGGAGTGCGGGGGTCGGGGCATGATCGACTGCCCCGACTGCGAGGGCACGAGCGAGGTGGAGTGCGAGTGCTTCTGCGGCAATGAGCACACCGCCCCGTGCGAGCATTGCCATGAGACCGGCGAGGTGCCCTGCCCCGAGTGCGCAGATGACCGTGCGGCGGAGCGGGCCGCTTCGGCGCTGGAGGCGGAGGCATGATCGACGGCGCGGTGCTGAGGGCGCTGCGGCTGCTGGCCGGGGTGAGCCTTGAGGAACTCGCCCAGCAACTTCAGGTGCACGTCTCCGTGGCCCAGGGGGTGGAGAGCCGTCACCGTGTCGGCCAGCGGGCGATGCGGAGGCACACCCAGGCGATCCGCGAGGTGGCGTATGAGCGCTGCCGGGCGGTGGATCACATGGTGGTGGAGCACGACCTCCTGGGCGTCCAGGCGGAGCGCGCGGCCCAGGCGAGGAGGCACCAGTGAGGAAGATCCTGACCCTCTTTGAGCGCAACGTGCCCGGTGACCGCCTGATCCGCGACGAGGTGGTGCCGGGTGCCGAGTGGGTGCTGGCGGGCGAGGGGGTGGCCACCCGCAAGTGGGATGGCACCGCCTGCCTGATCGACCAGGATGGGATGCTCCTCAAGCGGTACGACGCCAAGCCCGGACGGACGCCACCCGAGGGCTTCATCGCGGCCCAGGACGAGGATGCGAGCCCGGGCCACTGGCCGGGCTGGATCCCGGTCGGCGACGGCCCCAAGGATCGCTTCCACCGCGAGGCGTTGAGGGGTTGGGAGACGGAGCATGAGGGTGACGGGCCTCCACCCGGCACCTATGAGCTGGTCGGCCCCAAGGTCTCATCGTCGCCGGAGGGTGGCTGCGAGCGGCTCACCCCAGACTCCCCGCCGCTCGACCATCACATCCTGGTGGCGCACGGCCAGGAGATCCTGGAGGGGGTGCCCCGTGACTTCGCCGGGCTGCGTGACTGGCTGATCCATCACAACATCGAGGGCATCGTCTGGTGGCACCCGGACGGGCGGATGGTCAAGATCAAGGGCAAGGACTTCGGTCACCGCCGACCGGTGCGGCGCTGGGTTGAGGGCAGCGCATGAGACCGCAGACGATCCTGGTCACGGGCAGCGGCGGCTTCATCGGTCGGCACCTTCTGGCTGCGTGCCGGGAGCGCTACGGCGAGGCGGCGTTCGGCTCGCTCGATGTGAAGGCTGGTAACGACTGCCGCACCCGCCTCCCTCACATGGGCGGGTACGACCTCGCCTTCCACTGTGCCGCGCTCACCGGCGGCATCGAGGGGATCACGAGGTTCCCGGCGCAGATCGGGGCCATGAACGCCCAGCTCGACGGGGCCTTCTTCGAGTGGGCGCTCCGCACCCGGCCCCAGCACGTCGTCTACTTCAGCTCCAGCTGCGTCTATCCGCTGCACATCCAGCGCCCTGGCCGGCGGCTCTCCGAGGCCGATGCCCAGGTGAGCGACTACCACGGCCAGGCCGACGCCACCTACGGCTGGGTGAAGCTCACCGGCGAGGTGCTCGCCGAGTCCGTGCGCTCCGCCGGGGTGCCGGTGACCATCGTCCGCCCGTTCAGCGTGTATGGGAGCGATCAGGAGACCAGCCACGTCGTGCCGGTGTTCGCGGAGCGGGCCGTCTCCCCGGCCCAGGCGCTCGAGGTGTGGGGCGACGGCACCCAGACCCACGACTTCGTCCACGTCGATGACTGCGTGGCGGCCGTCCTCGCGCTCGCCGATGGCGGCGTCGACGGGCCGGTCAACATCGGTACGGGGGTGGGCACGTCGGTGGACGAGGTCGCCCGCCTGGCCATGCGGGCGGCGGGCCGGGAGCGGCCGCTCCTCCACCGCACCGACCGGCCGGTGGGGGTCCCGTACCGGGTGGCCGATGTCACACTGCTCCAGAGCGTCTACACCCCGCAGATCTCCATCGAGGAGGGGGTCGCGCGGGCCGTCCGCTTTCGTCAGTAGGAGGATGACCATGGCTCAGCATGTGATCCGTGTCCTGGGGCGTCGTGGGGACGCGCCCATCACCTTTGACCCGAAGGCGCCGGCGGAGGTGGACGCCGCCCGGGCGGTGTTCGACCGCCTGATGGGCAAGGGCCACGCCGCCTTCGCCGACTACGGCGACGGGGTCAGCACCAGGGTCAAGGAGTTCGACCCGCACGCCGTCGAGACCACCATCATCGCCCCCGTCCAGGGGGGCTGACGCCGGATCGCGATGGTCTCGCGGGCGCTCGGCTTCTCCCTGGGGATCACGACCGTCCTTTTTGCGGGAGGGGCGGCGGCGGGGTTGGCCCCGCTGTCATGGTCGTGGCGGGCGCTCGCCATCGCGCTCGCCGTGGCGGGCGCGGTGCTGGGCATCGTCTGCTGGTGCTCGGAGTTCGGCTGGCCGCACCGCCGCCGCCGGGCCGAGGAGCCCACCTATGAACCCTGCGGCTGCGCCGAGTGCCGACCTCCTGCCGGCACGCTCCAGGACGGCCTCCCGGAGTTGCTGCGCGGCCACCTCGATCGCGGCTACGGCCACGAGGGTCCGGTGACGGAGGAGGCGGAGCGGGTGGCCCGCGCCCTCCTCATCCGCCACTTGAGCGATGAGCAACGGAGGAGTTTTGGAAACCACGGCTACTTCACGGTGACCCTGCCCGAGGCCTGGCGGCCCGACTTCTGGTACCGGCGCTGGCGGGTGCCCGGCCTGTACGGGCTGGCCGCGAGCCCGCTGGGCGAGGACGGCACGGCGCTGCCGTTCGCGCTCTGCGTGGTGCCCCGGGTGATCCAGCCGGAGAGTGACACCCTGCTCAGCACCAAACTGATGCTGGAGCACGATCCCGGCAGGTTCCTGCGCGTCGGCCTCGTCCATGCCCGGCGCTGATGGCCGCCATCATCGTCGTGCCCCGGGCCGAGGTGACCCCGCAGCAGGTGTACCAACTCCGCAACACGGCGCAGCAGCTAGCCCAGCAACTCGCCCACGCAGCGAACGGGGGCGGGGATCTTGTGTCGCGGGCGGTGAGCCCGGCGGATCTGTTCTCCGGTGGGGGGATCGGAGGTGCGCGGGCGGTGGCGCGGCTCCGCAACCCGGTGGCGCTGCGGGCCGACACCTGGGCGCACGATGTGTACCGGGGGACCGAGGCCCAGCCTCGGGCGGCCATCGCCCTGTACGGCTATGAGGCGCTCAGCCGCTGGCCCCGGATCGACGCCATGCGTCTCGGCACCGCTGCCGTGACCTTCGCTGAGCTCCAGCTGGCCCCCCTCTACGCCTACCCCCCCGACGAGCGCGACGAGAACGGCGTGCTCCGCTACCCGTCGCAGCGGGTCGGGTACTTCAACCCCGTCTACATCGCCCCCACCCAGCGGTTGGTCCTGTCGATGCTGGCCAGCCGGGACCTCCGCGCTGGCCGCGAGGAGTTCTGCTTCCTGGGGGTGATCTCGGAGCCGCCGATGATGGTCGCCCAGCAGCAGCCGGTGATGCCATTCGGGGCGCCGGGGTACCAGGAGGTCGCGGCCCAGCCCCGGAATCAGGGCGACCCCGACCGCCCCGGCGATGAGGCGCACTTCCGCCGCCAGCTCCGCGAGTTGGGCGGCGCGGCGGACTGATCTCCCTGCGAGATCGCCTCTCGGGGGTACCATCGGCGCGATGCCCGAGTCGGCCGTCGCCCTCGCTCCGCCGCCGCCGCTTACCCCCTCCCGGGGCCGCAAGCCGGTCAACCGGCCGAGCTCCCACACGGGCGAGGAGGTGGCCTTCGGCGTGGGCGCGGGGGGCCTCGCCGCCCTGCTCGCCTGGCTGCTCTGGCCGAGGTCGCCGACCTCCCCCTCATCGTGCCCCCCGGGGCAGTACCTCCCGACGGGGGCCTCGGGGTGCGTTCAGTGCCCGTCGGGCACGGTGCGCTCCTCTGGGATGCCGATCTCGCAGTGCGTCTCCTGTCCCTCGGGCCAGCAGCCGCTCGGTGACCAGTCTGGCTGCGCGCCCATCCCGGTGCTCACGCCGATCTGCCCGCCCGCCGGGAGCATCATCGAGGACGCCTCAAGCGGCGCGCAGTACGCCGTCGACCAGGGCGGGGTGATGCACTACATCACCTCCCCCGCCGCGCTCGCCGCCTGCGGGTACTGTGATGATCCCTCGCACGTCACCCAGGTGTCGGACGCGACCATGCAGCAGCTCCTGGCCAGTTGCGCCCAGGGCACCGACATCGACGGCCAGAGCACCTGCGTGCTGGGGCCGGCGCTCTGCCCGGTGACCCCGCAGCCGCCAGCGACCCCGGTGGGCGCCTGCGGGACAGATCCTGACAACGACCTCTCGGTGACCCCGTACTGGTGGTCGCAGGCCTCCCAGGCAACCCAGATCGCCTCCACGGTGGTCGCCATGCTGCTCGGCCGCTGGGACTGCACCGAGCCGACCGACCAGCACTGGACCAGCATCTACAATGCCCCCTGCTGCGGCTACACGCCGCTCCAGATGGTCGCCTTCCGCATCGTCAGCGACAGCGGCCAGGAGCTGGTCAGCGACGTCCAGCACCTCGCCGACCAGTACCAGGCGGGTGGCGCCTTTGCGGGCAGCCCCAACCCAGCAGAGGATTGCTTCATCGCCGCCGCCTTCAACATCGTCTTCAACCGCAACTGGACGGGCGCGCCAGCCTCCCTGCTGGACACCTGGCGCTCTTTCTATGAGACGCCCTGGACTGAGCCGAGCGGCGAGACCCTGTCCGGTCCCGAGCGCCTGGTGTGGCAGTTCTGCATGCAGCCCGAGTTCAGCGACCGGGTGACCTTCAATGTCGGCAACCCGATCTCCTGCTCTCCGGGGGTCAGCGGCTGCGCGGACTATGAGCCGGCCGGGATGGTGGCCTCGGCGGCGCTGGCGGTGTCGGCGCCCGGTATCCTCTGAGCCATGGCCCATCACGCCATCGGGGCGGCGCTGCTCGGGGCGGGCGCGGGTGGGGCCGCCGACGATGTGATCCACATCCTGCCGCCCCGGAACGCGACCAACCCATCCGCCAACCTCAACCCCATGACGGTCGGTATTGCGGTCGGCTCGCTGGCGGCGGCCGGTCTGGGGATCGCGCTCCTGCTCCAGTCGGAGCCGCCGGGACACGGCCTGAGCGCGTGGAACTGGGTGGGGGTGGGGGCGGCCACCCTGAGCGGGGCCGCGCTCGCTGAGGGGCTGAACTTCGGATACGCCTGGTCCCACGTCGTGTGGAATCTCCCCGACATCGCAGCGGGCGCAATGACCCCCTCGCACCGGGCGGTGGCCAGCCCAGCCCTCGCCGTCTCCGCACCGGGCATCCTCTGAGGCCGGTCATGGCGGCGACGCGGCTCCAGGTGGCGGGCGACGGGCTGATGATGGTGGGGCTCCTCTTCATCGCCCTCGAGGCGGCCCGGGTGTTCACCCGCCGCCCCCCGGAGACAGAGGCCCAGGCGGTGGAGCAGGCGATCCCGATCGGGACGGTGGCGGCGCTGCTGATCGCCTCCGGGGGGATCATCCGGGGCCGGGGAGCGCCCCCCGCGCGGGGCTGAGGGCCATGGACATCGGCGAGCCGGTCCGCACCGTGGAGATGCCGGAGCAGGAGCCTGCGGTGGAGCCGCAGGAGCCGGCGCCGGAGCGGGAGCCGGAGCGGGAGCCGGAGCGGGTGCCGGAGCGGGTGCCGGCGTGAGGGTGGTGGGCTTCCGCGCCTTCGAGGCGGCAGATGTGCACGGCGGCGAGCTCCGCTCCTGGGCGTTCTTTCGGGTGTGGCAGATCGGTGTCAACGCCGCCTCCTGCGACCACCCCGGTTGCTCGGGCCCGCCCGCCCTGCACCCCGTCGCCACCGCCCTTGCCGGCGGGCGGCCGCAGCGGCTCGGCTGCGGCTTCCACGCCTTCGCCCACCTCGTGGCGCTCGAGCACTACCTGGACGCCCAGCGCCAGCGCCCGCCGCTGCTGCGCCCACCCATGTGCGCGGTGGTGGGGGGCCTCGGGACGGTGCAACTCTGCGGCCATGGGTGGCGGGCGCGGCGGGCCGAGATCCTCGCCCTCTTCGGCGACAGCCCCCTGGAGCACCGCCTGGCGGAGCGGTACGGGGTGATGCTGCTGCCCGTCCCCGCCACCGCCGACCTGGGCCGGGTGGAGCGGTTCGCTGGCGAGTGGGGGCTGACCCACGGCGAGGCGCTCCGGCTGCCGTGAGCGTCACGCCGGGAGCCATCATCTTCGTCCGCAACGCGGGCATCGGGCCGGCGCTGATCCGGCTTGGCGAGAGTCGCCGGTACGGGCGGGGGCGGGGGCCAGGCGACCCCGCCTATTGGAACCACGTGGCCGTCTGCGTCGCCCCCGGCGAGGTGATCGAGGCGCGTCCCCAGGGGGTCGTGCCCTGGGCTCTGGATCGGGAGGGCGGTTGGGCGGCCTGGCAGGCATGGATGCCCCCGTACGGGCCTGCCGGCGCCGCCCCGTGCGTGGCCGCCATGCGCGAGCTGGCCGCCCACCGCGAGGGCTACGGCTGGGTGGGGATCCTGAGCGAGGTGCTGATGTTCCTGACCGGCTCCAAGCTCCGCCTCGGCCTCCAGGGGACCGACTTCTGCTCGGGCGCCGCCGCGTACGCGCTGACCCGCGCGGACATCGACATGGGCACCGACGAGGAGTGGGACGCCCCCGCCACGGTCTACGCGCTGGGGCCGAAGGCCGGCGGGTGGACGCTGCTCGAGCGCCGATGATCGGCCGGCGGCTGCAACCGGTGGTGGGGGAGGACGGCATCGCGCGGCCTCCCGAGTTCGAGCGGCCCGGCGACTACTGCGGACCGCTCCTCGGCTTCACGGGCGACAAGCCCGCCGTCTTCTACCTGCTCCCCAACGGCCAGGTGGGCGACATCCCCCACCACGTCGTCTCGCCGCCGCACACCTTCCGGGAGTGCGCCGACGGCAGCCTGGAGATCCGCAACAGCATCCTCCACCAGGGCTTCATCAGCGAGCGCGAGCCCGACGGTAGCTGGCACGGCTACCTGGACGAGGGCCACTCCTGGCGCGAGGTCTGAGCGGGCGGTACACTGCGAGCGAGGATCGCGGCCCGCCGGGACGGCTCACGTTTGCGGGCGGGCCGTTCCCCACCTGGGCGTGGCGCAGCGGTAGCGCACGTGCCTCGGGCGCACGGGGTCGGAGGTTCGAGCCCTCCCGTCCAGACCATGTCAGATGTGCTCTTGTGACACCGTCTGAGGAGGTCTGACGAGGCGTCAGGAGATCGGTGTGATCTCCCGCAGTGGCGCTCTGACAGGGTCATAATCGGCCCATGAGCGACGCCCTGGTGACGCTGCCGCTGCCCGCCGACGCCCTGGCGGGGGCCTCCGCCGATCTGGTGGCCGCCCAGGTGTACCTCGAGGAGGCGATCCACGCCCCGTATGAGGACGAGTGCTTCGCCGCCCTCTGGCAGGTGAAGGAGTGGCTGGAGTGGGCCTGCGCCGACTACCAGGCGGCCGGCCTCGGCCCGGCGGCGGCGGTCTGCGGTGCGGTGCTCGCCCAGGTGCGCGGCCTCACCCAGGCGGGGACGGTGCCGGGCGGGATGAGCCTCGGGGACTTCCAGAGCCAGCAGCTCCTGCCGCTGCAGGGGGCTCTCGTGGAGATCCGCCTGGAGCCCATCGCGGAGTGGGCGCAGGGCCAGGCGGAGGCCTGGAAGGGCGACAACCTGATCTTCTGGGGGCTCTTGGGGACCGGGGTGGGCATCCTCGCCATCGCGGTCGGCATCGACGCCCTGGAGCGGCGCGGCAAGTACCCGAGGCCGCCCCACGCCCGGCGGGTGGCCGTGACTGCGCTCCGCTACCCCAGGAAGTGACTGCGCTCCGCGCCCAGATCGCCCGCGACCTCAAGTCGGCCGAGGGGGCGCTGTGCACCCTCCTCCAGGTGTGGGCCATCGTGGCGGCCCAGCTGCCCAGCCTCGGGGTCTCAGCCAAGGTGGTGAGCGGGGCGGCGGCGGCGCTCGCGCTGGCGTCGCTGTGCGTCAAGGCCGGGCTCACCGCCGACTCGTACGGGCTGGAGACAGCCCTGCTCTCGATCCAGGGCTCCTGGTCCGTGGTGGGGGCCAACCTCGGCCAGGTGGGGGCGCCGCTCAAGGTGGTGAACCTGGCCGGCACGGGCCTGGCCCTGGCCGTCTTCTGCCTGCAGCGGGCCGCCCAGACCCGCCGCCCCGCGCCGCCGCTCCCTCCCCCAGCGCCCCCTCCGGTGAGCTCCGTGAGGCTGGAGGGCCCCGTGTCCATCGAGACGGGGCGGGCTCCGCAGCCGCTCTCGGAGGAGCTCGCGGGGCTGCCCGGGGTGACCTCGGTGGAGAGCGGCGCCGAGGGCGGCATGGTGCACGTGGACATCGGGCTCGGCTGACGCGATCTCACCGCCACCCGCCACCGGGCGGGTACGATAGGGCGCGATGGCCGGTCTGGATCCCGATGCGGCCGGCGAGGTCGCGACCTTCGTCACCCGGGGAGCGCTGACGCTGGTGAGCGAGGCCGCCCGCGGCGCCCTGGCGGGGCGGATGACGGGGAGCTTCGTGACCGAGGAGGTGGACGGGAAGCGGTACGGCCCGCTGCCGCCGCTCAGCGAGAGCGTCCACCTGGGCGACACCATCGGGGCGACGGTGATCGCGGAGCAGGAGGCGGCCGACCTCGAGGGCCAGCGGATCACCCTGCCCCCCGGGGTCTATGACACCGTCGTCGGTCTCGACTACGAGCGGGGCATCGTCCGGATGTGCGTGGAGGGCGAGGCGCCCCAGTCGGTGCTCCTGGTGGGCGACCCCGGCACCGGCAAGTCCATCCTCATGCAGGCGACCCGCGAGGCCCTGCCCGAGGAGGGCAAGTACATCGACGGCAAGCAGATGACCCCGGCCGCGCTCGCCAAGGTGGTCGCCGACCCGCGCGTCCGGGTGCTCTTCATTGACGAGATCGAGAAGGCGGATCGGGATGCCCAGGAGTCGCTCCTGGAGCTGATGCTGGGCCGGGTGTCCACGGCCAAGGTGGGCAACATCCAGGAGATCGTCAAGGATCTGCGGGTGATCGCCGCCGCCAACGACCCGGAGCGGATGTCGGCGGCACTCCGCGACCGCTTCATCGAGATCGAACTCCCCCACTACAGCCTCCCCCAGCGGCGCGAGGTGATGAGCAAGGTGCTCCAGGCCCGCCACGGGGTGGCTGAGGAGGATGCGGAGCGGATCGCCAGCGAGGTCGCCCCCCACTCCACCTCTATCCGGGATGCGGAGCAGGTGGCCTGGGCGGAGAAGGAGAACCCGGCGCTCGCCCGCGAGATGACGGAGCGGATCCGCCGGCGTGCTGGCGGCGCCGAGGCGGCCGTGCCGCCGGGCACCGCACCACCGCGCACTGCACGCACTGCAACCCGCAAGGCTGCGCCCAAGCCGCCGAAGCCCCGGCCCCGGGCCGCCGCGCCAGCCTGACCGGAGGGCTGGGATGCCGCTCCTCCGACCCGGGGTGGAGGTTGACAACCGCACCCGGTACCCCACCGCCGAGGTGCGGGCGATCATCCAGCGCTGCATGGTGGGGCGGCGGGCCAAGCCTCCCCGGGTGATCGTGCTCCCTCAGCGCAACCCGGCTGGCGACCTGGCCTTCACCCCGTTCGACAGCGCCCAGCCGATCCGGATCTGGCTGGACCCGCCCTCCCGCTACCCCCAGGTGGGGGCCAGGACCTGGAAGGAGCAGCTCGCCAAGAGCGCGGGCCACGAGGACTGGCACTTCCAGCACCCGACCGAGGAGTGCCGGGGCGGCAGCTGCGAGCGGCGGGCGGAGCGCCACGCCACCCGCCAGTACCGCCGGCGGGCCGGGCGGCTGCGGAGGCGGGCACCGTGAACGTGAAGCTGGTGGCCCTGGCCCCCCTGCTGCGCCCACACCGCGACCGCGACGAGGTGCTGCGCGAGATCAGCGACCGGCTGCGCCGCCTGGACATCCATGTGAGCCGGGCGGTTCGCGAGGTGGAGAGATCGCGGCTCCGGTGCCCACCGCCCGTGGACGATTCGCCCGACGCTGGGTGCTGAAGTGCTCCGCGAGGGCCTGCCGGTCGCGATCCCGCTGACGCCACGACCCCACCGCCGCCCCAAGCGCCCGCGCGAGTCCGACCTCGCCTACCGCATGGAGTTGCTGGAGGCGGACAGTCAGTGCCACTTTGAGCGCGCGCACGACCTGAACGGGGCCGTGGGCATGGTGCGGCTGGACCAGGAGACCCTCCGCCGTGACCTCCTCGGCGACCCGACCATCGGCCTCAAGGGCATCCTGGGCGACATCCGCGACGAGGTGCATGGCCTGGTCACCACCGTCGGCGAGCTCCAGCAGGCAGGCCCCAGCCGGCGGCGGCGGCTCACCTGGCAGCTCTGGGTGCCGCTCCTCATCGCGGTGGTGGCGGGAGCGGTGGGGGGGCTGGTGGGGGCGTTCTCAGGGCTCCACCCTTAACCGGACACCGCACCGTCGATGCTCCCCGGGGCGGCCGGGGCGTGGTACGGTGCGGGGGGCAGCGCTTGCGGGACGGGGCGTCGTCGGAGGTCGCCGTGTACACCCACTCCCACCCCCATAAGCACATGGGCAAGAAGGGGCACAAGAGCCACAAGAAGGGCCGGAGCCGGGCGCGTCAGCCGCGCAACCGCCTCGGCCAGTTCAAGCGCAAGTAACCGGCCTCCGGTTACCGCTTGACCTCGGTGGAGGGGGCGGGGACCCGCTCCTCGCCCCCTGCCGCCTGCCTGAGTATCGCGGGGTGGCGCCGACCGGAGGGGGTCGGCGCCCAGTGGCACCAGCAGGGGCAGGGCGGCAGCCCGTGCCACGGCAAGTCGTGCTCGCGGGCACCCTCAGAGGTGGCGCACCCGGCGGAGCAGAAACAGATGGGACTCATCCGTGGCCGCCATCAGTCGTCGTCAGGACCGCTCGTCGCGTCATTGAAGAGGTCGCGCGCAGCGGCCGCCGCGCTCTCTGGCCGCTCAGGGTGCCCAAGCCGCGCCAGGATGCGTGTTGCCCGTGATCCGAAGGCATCGAAGTGAGGCGGGAACCAACCGTGAGCCTCCTGGATCCACGACGCCCTCATCCCCTCCCGCTCGCCCCAGTCGCGGAGCACGGGTAGCTCAGCCATGACGTGCAGGAACGGCCCGCGCCTGGCTTTCCCGCCGATCACGGTCCCGCTGTAGTCAAGGTTCTCGTGGATGGCGACGCCCCCGTCAGCCGCGAAGCGGCACGCCTCCATGATCTCTCTGAGTGGGAAGTAGCGCTCGCGGAGTTCACCCATTCGGCCGTTCCCGAGCCTCCCTACCGCCCTTGCCCATCGCAGCGATCAGCTCATCGGGGCGCGAGGTCACAGCGTCATGCACGAGGGCATGGGTTGGGCCGCAGGCCGTCGCGCTGTACCGTTCCCCGCACTGGGGACAGGTGACGCGGGGTTCCCACGCCTCAAGGAGCGACCGCCGACGGGCGGCGAGGCGGATCAGCTCATCCCGTTGGGCCACGAGGTCGTGCACCTGGCGCTGGAGCATGGTGATCTCGGCAACCGCTCCGGGGTTGGCAGGATTCGTCACCGCCCTTCCCGAGAATCTCCTGTTGCGTGCCGGGTTATCGGCCGAGTGCGAGTGGTGGGTGGGGGCACCCGCCGCTGCGTAGAGGGCGTGGAAGATGCCCTCCACGGGCTTCTGATCCGCCAGGCAGGCGGCGAGGCAGCCGGGGCAGCACAGTGCGTCAGGGTCGGTGCAACCACCGCCGAGTGACCACCCGGGCCCGCCCTTGGCGAACCGATCCTTGCCGCATAGCGTCGGCCCCGGCGTCCCGTGGTGGGTCGCCCCGACGAGGCAGACCTCGTGGAGCGGCCGGCCATCGACCAGACCGCCGAAGGCCCACTGGAGCGTCTCATAGGCCACGATTTCGTCGGCGCTCGGCGTCTCAGTCATGTGTGACATCCCTCGGTTGGTCCGCTGAATCTCTGCTCAGGTGAGGCTCACGCTCAGCTTGCCTTCTCAGTGCGGCCACTACAGCCGGGGATGATCCCAGCGGCACATCCACGGGGAGCCCGCCCATCAACTTCGCCACCGTTTTCACCGTCCGTACAAAGAGGGGCAAATCAACGGGCTCCCCTACTGGAGGATTGAAGGCAGCGAGGAAGGTGGCTTGGGGGTCGCCCTCTATGCGATCAGCTGCGCGCCGCAAGAGGTCGGGCAGTCTGAGGTTAGGCATGGGGATCTCTGCTCACGATGTAGAGGCGATCCACATATCCCTCGGGTGGGGGCGGTGTCAGGGGCGCCCAATGCAGCCCGAGCCGCGACACCGTCCGCCCCTGGCAGGTGCAGACGTAGGAGGCATTGAGGCCGTGGCCGCGCCAGTTGGCGTCCTTGTCCGCGCAGGCGCACATCAGGGTCATGCGTCAGTGCTCATGGGAATCTCTGCTACCGACCACCTAGACGGCCTTGTTGGGGTCGGTGATCCCGGCCAGCTTGACCAGCTTGTCGAGCACGACCAGCCCCTCGTTGAGGTTCCCCAGGTAGTCGAGTTGCTTGCTCTTAGGCAGGGCGTGGTGCATCTCTAGGATGGCCTCGCGGGCGTTGGCGGGCGAGAACGACTCCGGCTCGGGCTGGGCGGCGGTGGCGTCAGTGGTCATGGTTTCTCCTCTTGGTCTGCTAAATCTCTGCTTCCAGCGGTGTTATCAGCGCCAAAGAAGGCGAGCACCTCGGCGGACTCTGGGGGTACCGCTGCCTGAACCACCCGACGACCAGCGACAAACGCATTGAAGTCGTCTGCCGCGTGCCACCAGCACTGGAAACCCCACACAACCGATCCATCCTCTAGCACGATCTTGGGGTTTGGGTGCTTGACGAGGCGTAGATAATCTCCGATCTCTCCAGGCGGGTAATCGTCTCCGACATACTCACCAAAGCCGATCAGGCGCACCTCATCATCGTCAGCGCTCAAAATGGCAACCACGCGCTCGCTCATGTCTCTCGCACTCCGAAGCTATCGGGCTCGGCGGCCCACTCCAGGGCGCACGGCGCGCAGAGCCGCCAGGGATTGTCCTCGCCGCCCTCGCCGTCCAGTTTCCCGTGACACGACGGGCAGCGGCCCATGCGGGCCTCCTTCCACGCCGGGCCGATCTCTCCGGGGCCGAGCCCCAGGCGAACGTAGAGCGCCCGGTACTCCTCGGACGGCGGGGTGAGGACGAACGGCGGGGTGCCGATCTCCTCGGCGCTCATGCCGCCGCCCAGCGCGGAGAGCCGGTCTACCTCGCCCTGGAGCCGCGTGACCTCCTCGGTGAGCGTCTCCGCGATGGTGCGCCATTCCTCGGCGTCTCTGTTACCAGGCCGATCCTGGCAGTCGATGCCGCAGAGGGGGCAGGTGCCCACGTCGCGAAGGGCGCGGTGGTGCTCACACTCAGCGTCGTGACGGCCCGCAGCGGCAGCGGCCTGATGGGCAGGGCGGCAGCGGGTTCGCCAGGCGATCAGTTGCCCCTCGGTCACCCCGAGAATCGCGGCGTCCAGGGAGAGGAGATCAGCGTCGTTCATGCCGGAACCTCGGCGCTGATGGCGGGGGCGACCTCGAAGACGTGGACGATGATGAGCCCGCCGATGAGATGGCCCATCCCGATGCTCCTGACAATCCGCAGCGAGGCCGGGATCTCCTGTCCGGTATTGATGCAGAGGTAGTGGTGCTCCGTCTCGGGGAGGGCATCCCCGTGGAGCGCCCAGATGCAGACGGTGCCGCCCCGCTCCCGGCAGTACAGCGGCGGATGGGTGAGGCGCACGGTGGTGACCCCGTCCAGCATGAGCGGGTACTTGAACACGGCGAGCATTGAGGATCTCCCTTTACGGCGATGGGGTTGCGGTAGTGAGCGGATAGATGGAGGGCGGCGGGATCTCCGCCGTTGGCAGCGGGGTGGTGAGGTAGACGCCGGCGCAGGGCGACGATCCGGCGGGCGGCGGCCAGCTGGAGCACGCGGGGGTGGCATACGGCGTCGGCGTCGGGGTGCCGAACGTGAAGCTGGGCACCGGGGCGTAGGTCGGCCCCGTCCAGGTGCCGGAGGGCGTGAGGCTGGGCGTGGCCAGCTGCACCACGAGCGGAGAGCCCGGGCCGAGATCCCAGATCACCAGCACCACGACGCCAGCCACGACCAGGATGGCCAAGATCATGAGCAGGCCACGGAGGACGGCGGTCATCATCCACGCTCTCCGTCGGGGTGGCAGCGGTAGCAGCGGGCGGTGCCGGGCACGGCGGACAGCCGGAACGGCAGAGCCCGCTCAGCCGCCTCGCGGAGGACCTTCCCCGTGACGGCTAGCGACACCCCGGCCTGCTCATCGAGGTCGAAGGTGCCGTCGGTGTGGAACCGCACCAGGCAGCGGCCGCAGTCGGAGCACATCTCCTCCTCGATCACGGGAGCATCGGGCGCAGGGGGCGCGGGACGCGACCAGGGGAACCTCATCGAAGGTGGCTCCGGGGTGAGCCCGGGGCCGGGCCACGGCCCAGCCAGAGCAGTGCCATCTTGACCTTGGACTCGCCGGGGTGGTGGTGGTGGAAGTGCGCCGCCACCATCCCCATCGGCTCCCCGTCCTCCCACTCGTCGCCGCAGATGCGGCAGACCAGGGCGAAGTCCTGGAAGCCGTACCCGGTGGCTCGGCTGCCCTCGGTGCGCCTCGGCACCTGGACGCCGTCGTCGTTGCACGGCCAGGAGCCGGGCGGGTAGAGGACCCCGTACCGGGAGATCTCGGCGCTGGCCATCAGCCGTCCTCACCGATGGTGATGATTGACCCCGCCTCGGCATGCTGGATGCGCTCGCCGAGATGGCGCAGCCCGTCGGGGAGCGGAGCCGTCCGCAGCGTCTCCAGTGCCTCGCTCCACCGCTCATCCATGTCCACCACGGGACCGGCCAGCGTCTCGGCGGAGGCGCGGATGACATCGGCGCGGAGCCCAAAGGCGGCGGCCTCGGCCTCGGTGGGGAGGCGGAAGTACACGGTCGCATAGGTCGAGTCGAAGTCGTCGTCCTCGTCGCTGAGGTACAGCGGGTTGCTGGGCAGCCGGTGGGTGATGATGCAGCCGGGGCACACGCAGTACGGCCCCTCGGAGGTCTCGGGGTAGCTGAGCGCCCAGTGGTCGCGGTTGCCGCCGCCGTTGCGGGTGTAGACGGCGACCCGGAGCTGGCCCGGCTCCGTGCGCTCCACCCAGGCGTCGCGGAAGCGTCCCACGTCGTCGGGTCGCAGCCCGACCAGGAGGAGCACGACATCGGAGCGGGGGGCGTCCCGTGCCCCTCCCGGAAAGACGAGGTCAAACATCGTGGACATCGGATCCCTCCTGGTCGGGCGGGAAGTTGTACCCCTCCGAGAGGCCAGCCTGGCTGAGGTAGGCGGCGTGACGGCGCGCCACCTCAAGGTCGTCGGCGTAGGTGACGCGCCAGCACACTGACCCCACCGCCGCGCTGGGCGGGACGGGGGCCATGTTGGGCAGCAGCTCCAGCAGGATCGGGAAGACGCCCTCGCGCTGGATCAGCTGGGTGCCGAGCTCATTCCACTGCTCCGGGCTGGGCAGCGCGAACGTGCCCTCGTCATCGGTGCGGGTGGCCACCCAGATGTGATCGACATGGACGCCGCCCACGCACCGGCCGCGCAGCCCGCACTGGTGTGGCGGGAGCATCTCACCCATCGCGTGGAGTCCAGGAGACGAGTAGGCCATCGGGTGGCGTCCACCCCCAGAGCCGCTGATGGCCCACGGCCGGGATCGGTCTCTCCAGGCGATGAATGTCGGCGAGGAGCCACGCCCAGCGCTGCGGCCCGTAGTCGCCCAGTGGCTCCTCCAACGGGCGGGCACGGAGGAGTGAGCGGACGGAGGAGTTATCGACAGAGAGGCAGCGGCGCAGTACACAGACGGCGACCACCGTGCCAGTCGGGAGGGCATCGACATCGACGCCCATGTACAACTGGGCGAGGTGGCGCTGGGTGTCGAAATAGGCCGAGGTGGGCCGTCCCCTGGCAGCGTGGATGGCCAGCGGGCCACGGTAGCGCGTCGACCAGGAGCGCGTTTCGACGCTCTTGTCCCCCGCTGCGACCAGCGATGCCCACGGCTGGGTAAGCGTCAGCGCCTTCACGGGAGCCCCTCCACAAACCGATCCAGGGACGCGACCTCCTCGGTCCAGTGGCGGAGCGTGTCCCGTGCCTCGGCGAGGCGCTGGTGCGTCTCTCTGATCGCGCTCAGCGCTGGCCACCAGAGACGCGGAACCGCTGCGGTGCCGACGAGGAAGACGCTCTCGAGGGAGCAGCCCTGGGGGATGCCGACGAGTCGCCCGAAGAGGGCGGCCTCCCGGAGGGGGGCGGCCACCGGGAAGAGCCGGTAGTGGAAGCCGACGGCCCGTTCAGCGATCCAGGAGGCGAGGCCGATCACATCGTAGGCGCGGGCGAAGCCGTCCTCGGAGAAGAGAATGCAGACATCGCCGAGGTCCATGTAGGGGCGCCGGGGCAAGGCGCCTGGTGCAGTGACGGCGGGGAACTCCTGGACGATGGTGACGGCGCCCCCCCTACCCTCTGAGACGACCGGCCAACCCCATGGGCGGGTCACGTCCAGCACTCCCCGAGGGGGGTGGAGGCGGCCGACCCGCAGGGCGGCGGGGACGGGGTCGGGGTGCCCCAGCCCACCGCGTGGACGGGGGTCAGGGCCTCCCAGGCGAGCAGCGTCGCGAGGAAGGCGAGCGCGACCAGGAGCACGATGACCGGGAACGCCCCGGCGGCGCGCCGCGCGAGCCCGCTCATGGTCAGCGCCCTCATGGCAGACCCTGACCCCAGAGGGGGTTTCCCGTGCTCACCCAGCGGATGATCGCCCAGATCAGGACGGCCCAGAAGGCGATGCCGAAGAGGATCGCCCCGGCCCAGCCGATGATGGCATCGCGTCGGCGTCGGCGTCGCCATCTGCTGAGGTCATTCATCACCCCGTCCTCCGCTCGCACCACTCGACCAGGGCCAGGAGGTCATCGTCGGACATGGTGAAGTAGGCGTAGTAGCGGAAGGGAGAATCGGGGGTTGAGATCCCGGTGGCGGCGGCGAGGCGGTAGGCGAGGTCGCGACGGGCGTCGGCCTCTGCCTGCTCCCTATCGTGCTTGGCCTGCCTCTCGCTGTCGCGCAGCCGATGCTGCTCATGGACGCCGCAGAGCGTCCCCGACTTGCGGCGGTTGAGGCAGGGGTGGCCGTACAGCATCGACGTGCAGCGCTCCTCGGGCGGCCGGAACGGCTTGGCCACGGGCTGATCGTAGAAGTGGGGATGAGCGCGCCGCCACCCATTGAGCGCGAGCACGGCGCTGGTTGCCTCCACCGCCACGACCTTGTCGCCGTCGACGTACATGAACTTCATCGGATCAGCCTCCAGTGGGGGGTGGGTGGGTGCGGGGCTTCACAGCGGTGCGGTCTCCCAGCGGTGGACGGTGGGTGCGACCGTCTCCAGGCCGCCGAGGCAGCCGTCGCAGATGGGCCGCCACGGGTGCTCCTGGCCGGGCGGCGCCACCCAGCGGAAGCGGAGGGAGGCTTGCCGCCCGCACCAGGCGCAGGGCTGAGCCCTGTCCCTCCGCTCCATCGTCCCCACACTCATGACTGCGCGCAGGCAGCGCCGTCGGCGCAGGAGGCGTCAAGGGCGGTGCCCAGCATCCCGATGAGACGGTCGTAATTCTGCTCCCACTGCGTGTCCCAGGCGGCGTCCTGGGGGTACAGGCTGGCGTCGTTCTCGTGGCTGGCCAGGGCTTGGGTGACCCACCCGGCCGCCTCGGCGATGTCAGTCCGGGTCGGGTACTGCCCGCTCTGGCAGGCGCTCCTGATCCAGCCCGCCAGGGTGGTCCAGTCGGACGCCTCCTGGCGGTAGTAGGGGATGTCGGAGAGTGGGTAGCGGGTGTCGGTGCCCGCCTGCAGCGCGGCCGCCTCGGCGCTGTCCAGGCTGGCGTCCTGGCCGAGGGTCGCGGCCGCCCAGGAGCAGTCCGCCGCCGTCCAGGCGACGCTCATCACGGGCGCGGCGGAGGGGCTGAGCGGGATCAGCGACGGCGCTGCCTTTGCCGTGGAGGACGCCCCCCCCGTCGGGGCGATCAGTTGCGGCGCGGCGGGCGCCTGGGCGGGCGTCGGGGTCGCGCTGGGACTGCTCAGGACGGGCAGCGGCCCGGTGTAGAAGGGCTGGAAGGGCGGGTGGCCGCCCACGAGGTTGAAGCCCGCCAGGGCGAGCCCGGCGAGGACGAGTCCGGTGAGGATCTTGAACATCTCGGTGCCTTTCAGTGGTGGTGGGCCAAGCGCCGATCCAGCACGGCGAGGGCCGTGATGAGGGCGGCGGCGAGCCCGACGGTGGTGACGATGAGGACGGCGGCGGCACTGACCAGGGCGGTCATGGCAGCCTCTCCGCCGGGAGCTTCGCGATGACGGCCTCGGCGAGGTCGGAGGCGGTCTGGGGGTGGTCGGGGAGCAGATCCAGGGCCACGCCTCGGCAGGCGGTGGGGATGATGAGGGGGCGCTCCAGGAGCACCCCCCGGCGGCGCCCTGGCGTCGACGCGCTGGGACGGAGCACCCCGTACACGATGGCCCCGTCACCGTCCACCCGCTGGCGCACGGTGAGGGTGGCCGTCTGGTCGCCGACATCGACGGCGGAACCGGCCAGGATCGGCCAGATCGCCCTCACGATGCGGATCGGCGGCCGCGAGGTCAGGGTGATGGTGAAGTCGGGCTCATCCACGGCGACATCGCTCATGAGCGAGCCCTCCGCTGCGGGTCGGGGCGGCCACAGGCGGGGCAGCGGCCCCGTAGGACCACCACCCCGCACGGGCAGACACGTCGGGTGCGCTCGCGCTCCGCGCGCTCGCAGAGCGCGATGATCCGGTCACGGTTGGCCATAGCCTCGGCGCGGGTGCTCATAGGGACTCCCAGCCGACGCCCATGGTCCAGACCAGGCAGGGCGCAGGATACTTGCGGTCGAGCGTCTCAAGGGCGGTATCGCGCGAAGCCTTCACGACTCGGAAGGCACCGCCTGGGTAGACACTCTCGCCGGGGGCGAGGAAGGGTGTGGAACCTCGCTTCACGAGACGGTCGAGGCGTTGGCGCAACTGCTGCTCCTCCACCAACATGAGGGCGACCGTCTCCTCCCGGCTCGCCTGGAGCGTCTCATCGGAGATGCTCTCGCCGATCAGCCGTGCCAGGGAAGCGAGGGGTACAGCAGCGACGAAGGCCCCCCACGCCTTGGGGACGATCCTGAACGGATCCCCGAGATAGTCGATGTGAACCCGGATCATGCCCCCGTCGCCAACATCCTCGATGCTGCCGACCACCGTGCCCTTCCAGGCCAGGGTGGCGCGGTACGCGATCCCTTCATGAGTCCGGTGCCCACTGTAGGAGGTGACGATCCAGTCCCGGTTGGGTGCCTCGAGCAGGCTGGCGGGGAGCGTGATGCTGGCGGCCACGGCCACCGGGATCTTGGATGTGCGGGCCATCTGGATCTCCTCTGCGCCGTATTGGGGGCTGGCGCGTACCCCATCTGTCTGTCATCTGACATTCTCCTCCCTGGGCTGGGTGACTGTCAAGTGGCAGCGGGGTCGCGATATGATGGCGGCATGGAGGCCACCGCCAACCGGCTGCGGGCGCTCCGGGTGGCCCGGGGTTGGACGATCATGGAGCTGGCCCGGCGCTCCGGCGTGGACGACTCCATCATCGGCCGCTGGGAGCGGGGCAAGCGCCAGCCCCTGGTGGCCTCGGCGCTCGCCGTGGCCCGCGCCCTGGGGGTGCCCCTCGAGGAGATCCTGCCCGCCAGCGTGGCCGTAGGCGCGGATGGAGGATGACACCTTCGTCTCGGTGTTCTCCGGGATCGGGGGCTTCGACCTCCCCCTCCAGCGCCTGGGCTGGCGCTGCGTCGCCCAGGTGGAGATCGACCCCCAGGCCCGAGCGGTGCTCGAGCGCCACTTCCCCGATGTCCCCCGCCACGGGGATGTGAGGGGTGTCCACGCAGCCAGACGGTGCGGCGGACGCTGCGACGGCTGCCTCCCTCCCGCTCGCCTGGTCTGCGGGGGATTCCCGTGCCAAGATGTGTCGACCGCTGGACGCCGTGCTGGCCTGGGCGGAGCGCGGAGCGGGCTCTTCTATGAGCTCGCTCGCCTCTGTGCTGAGCTCGCTCCCGCCTGGATCCTCGCCGAGAACGTCCCCGGGCTTCTCACGTCCTGCGGCTGCCCTGAGTGCTCCGGAGCCCTCTCTGCCGCCGCCCGCGCAGCTAGAGCTGATCCCCTCGAGGACGAGGAGGAGACCGCCACAGCGATCCGCCCCGACCATCGCGGACGGGACATGGCGGCCGTCCTCGGGACGCTGGGAGAACTCGGGTATGGGTACGCCTACCGGGTGCTGGACGCTCAGCACTTCGGAGTCCCCCAGCGCCGCCGTCGCCTCTACTTTGTCGGACATCTTGGAGCCCCCTGGTCCGCACCTGGCGCGGTACTGCTTGAGCCCGAGGGCGGCGCTGGGCATCCTGCGCCGGGCGGAGCGCCGGGGCCGGGTGCTGCCGGCGGCGCTCCGGGAGGCGCTGGAGAACCTGGCGGGCGCTGGGGCGTCCCCGCCGTCGCCGGGACCCTCGGAGCCCTGACCGGCGGCCAGCGCCAGGACCTGGACGGCATGTCCTACATCCCCGTGCTCGAGGCGGCTGCCACCCTGACCAGCGGGGGCCACCCGAGCAGCCATGAGCCGGGGCGCCATTGCGAGGACGATGTGAACCTCCTGGTGACGGGGCCGCTGCGCTCCCACCCGCGTCCGGGCTCGGCGACGCCGGGCAACCTCGCCCTGAGCCCGACGCTCACCGCCAGCATGGGCCAGGATGCCGGGCACCCCGGCCAGGGCGGCAAGGACGAGATCATCCTGGCGGTGGCCCACGCCCTGACCGCCGAGGGGGCCGATGCCAGCGAGGACGGCACGGGGCGGGGCACGCCGCTCGTGCTCGCCTTCACCCTCCATCCCAACGACGAGCCGGGCGGGGTGAGCGCGCGCGAGGCCGAGGTGGCGGCGACCCTGACCGGCAACCCGAGCCAGATGGAGGGAGGCGACCGGGGCACCCGCACCGTCTACCGCAAGGCCCAGAAGGCGCACTCGAGCGACGACGCAGAGCGCTGGGAGGAGACCGCCGCCACGCCGACGCTGGATGCGACGGGCATGGGAGGTTTGAGTTCAACGCTGGTGGCGGAGACGGTGGGACCGCTGGTGGCCGGCCGGGGCCCGGGCGGGCATGGCGGGTCGGGGCTGACCGGCTCTGGGCCGGTGGAGGAGGGGTATGTCGTGGCCCAGCCCCTCCGGGGCCGCCCCTACTCGGACAGCGGCGGGTCAGAGGGCGGTCTGCTCGCCTTCGGGATCAGCTCCGATGCGGTGGATCGCAGCGGTGAGGGCGATGGCACCCCCGGGGGGAGGTCGGGCCTGGGCATCGTGCCGGGGGCATCACCATCGCTCCGGTCTCGGCCGACGAACTCGGTGGCGGCGGGGATGGCGGTGCGCCGGCTCACCCCGCTCGAGTGCGAGCGGCTCCAGGGGTTCCCCGATGGGTGGACGGAGGGACAGGCGGACTCGGCCAGGTACCGCGAACTCGGCAACGCCGTGGCCGTGCCGGTGGTGGAGTGGGTCGGGACGAGGCTGACCGCAGTGGACAGGAGCATCCAGGAGCATCCAGGGGCGGTCGCGCCATGATCGAGCCCGCCTACTCGGACGGCCTGGCCACCTGCTACCAGGGCGACGCCTTGGCGGTGCTCCGGGAGTTGCCGGCGGCGAGCGTGGACTGCGTAGTGACGAGTCCCCCGTACTGGGGCCTCCGCGACTACGGCACCGGCGCCTGGGAGGGCGGCGACCCTGCCTGCGAGCACCGAGGTGTGGCGGGCCGGGGCGGCGACCTAGAGGACCAGCGGAAGGCGGGAGCGCTGGGCCATGTCCCCGGGGC